CGTTTACGATATCACCCTTTACAGTTAGGTTTGCTGGAACAGCATCAGTACCTAATGTAATTGCCTTCTCGGCATTCAATACTTCTTTCAGTGTGGTGACACCTTGTACATCTAGGGTATCTCTCAAGAGAGTTGCACCACCTACATCTAATTCACCACCAACAGAGAAGTCTGTACTAACTACCGAGTAGTTAAACTTTGCGTAGACAGAGAAGGATACACCATCAGTGTCGGTAAATACGACTACTGATTGACCACCACGAATTTTTAAGTCGGTTCTTTGGTAAGAAGTTCTGGGAACAATGTCTCTATTGTATTCCAGATATTGATCAGAAGTGATTGCAGTGCCAGCACCTTCATCACTGATTGCTACTCTAAATCTAGCAGGTGATGGTCCTTGGTTTGCGACAAACAAACTAACCAGTGCCTCTTCATCAGTAGGAACTGTATAGATTACTGTGTTTTCTCTTGGTGTTGGTAGAGATGCTGCAACAAATCCAGTGGGAGTTGGGTCTTCTTGAATCTGACCGTGGAGAACAAATGATGTGCTCTCACAACTTGACCATACAATTAGAGATTGGTCACCACCATAATAGATGGTGTCACTTTCATAACTTTGACCTTCACCAATCTCATAATCAAATAAGATATAGTTTTCTGGGTTGAAGTCTAACAGACCTCCGCTAGAAACACCGATTCTAACCCGTACTGGATAAGGATCTTTATGTGTAATCGAAATTTTACCCTCTACAACTCTTCCCGTGGGGGCAGTGTGTAGTGCGACTCTAGTTTTTTTGGGTGAAACGAGAGACGCTAAATATCCAAAAGTGGGATTAGACATCTTGTTGTCGCTATAGTCCTTCTGTGTTATACTTATTTATACCCGTCTACAATACGATGCCTAAACTGATTACTGGATGCAATGGATTCATTGGAAAGAAGTTTGCAGAAAAACACCAACCATTCATTGGAGTAGAAGATTATAACGCTTGGGCAATGCTTGAGAACTTTAATGGGTGGAAAGATATTGACGAGATCATTCACATGGGTGCAATCTCTTCTACTACATGTACAGATGAGGAAAGACTTACATGTTTCAACGTAGAGTATTCCATTGCATTGTTTGAGAAAGCACTTGAGTATGGTATCCCTGTAAAGTATGCATCATCTGCTTCTGTGTATGGCAACAGGAACGATGGTGGATTAGATCCTCTCAATCTATATGCAAAGTCAAAGGTTGCTGTAGACCTGTGGGTGTCTGAAAATATTGATAGGTTTGACCTGATTCAAGGATTTAGATTCTTCAATGTGTATGGTCTGGGAGAAGATCACAAAGGTAATCAACGTAGTCCCATAAGCAAGTTTGCAGAGCAAGCAGTATCGAATGGTGTGATTGAAATCTTTGAAGGATCTGAAAGAATGTTCAGAGACTTTGTGTGGGTAGATGATGTTGTAGACATCGTAGATAACAATGGTGTAGAGTCTGGTATCTACGATCTAGGATCTGGACGTGTGTACTCTTTTAGAGAAGTAGCAGAAATCATTGCACAAAAATTCGGGGCGGAGATCAAAGAGATCCCCTTCCCCGAACATCTGAAAGACAAGTATCAATACAATACTCTTTCTAATTTTAAGTGGGAGAACAAAGATTTTATCTCAATTGAGACCTACATCAGTCACCTTTCTTTACTCGATAAGAGTCAGAGTCAAAGTGTGTCGTAGAGAACTCATACATCTCTGTATCTTCTAACGCCTTCATTTGATGGCGCAATAACCTGGGGACTTCAAACTTGTCTCCAGGTTTTAATATTACTGTGTCTGCATCTATGAAGTCATCATGATATCCATAGACCAATTGCAATTTGCCTGAATGAATATAGAATGTTTCTTCTTTTAACTCATGGTAATGCCAGGAACATTTCTTTCCTTTTTCAAAGAACAAAAGTTTTCCACAGTATTTTTCATTGTTGACGATCCACTTCTCGTGACCCCAACCTTTAGGGACGAACTTAATTGAAGAACTCATGGTCGCTGACTCCTTTGTCGTCAATGTATATATCTCCAGAAGGTTTACCTAGGTATAAAGCGTCGAACATGCACCCCCATTCACATAATTGTTTCTTGGTGAACTCATAGAATTCGTCATGTGCTTTCTGACGATCATTATTATAGCGTCCCATACCTCTAGCTGTGAGGTAGATTACTTCATTTCCTTCAATGTATAGTTGATTGATTCTACGGATACGATCTTCCCTGGGTCTGGCATGTGTGTACACAGCATCACCTTCACCAGGGAAACAGATAGTGCCGTCGATATCAACAACGTATTTCATTTATATCATCTTTAGATAGAACATATGTGCCGAAGTGTGTAACGGCAATTGCTGCTGCTTTGTTTGCGTAAGGAATAGCACGATCAATCGTACCAAGCAACAGATAGAAATGTACCAGAGCTGCTAGGAACGTATCACCAGCACCTGCTACATCAAACACAGGGACATTGATACCAGGAAAAGATCTTCCGTTCCAAGTACAACCTTGCGACCCTTTGGTTACAATTAGATTAGCATAATCTCCTTCTAACTTTTGTGCTTCACGATCATTGATCTTAATGAAACACTGTTTTGGTAACCTGGTCTTCTTGCTATCAATAAAGACAGGACCATTGAACCACTTTACTAATTCTTCTATTTTCTCTTCGGATAGAAATCCTTTGTTGTAGTCAGAGATGACCATAACATCAAACTTTTCTGTTGGTAGTTCCCATCCAAAATCTTCTGCTTCGTCGTTCTCATCCAACCGCATGATCTGCTGGTTGGACTTGGAGTCTACGTATCGAGTCTTTGTGATTTGTGATTCATGAGTCATCATGTAAACTTCATCGCCAAAGGACATGATATTCTCCCTGACGTTATGTGCCATACCTTTGGCAGTCTCTACTCTATCGTATACCATGACTGGTACAGGTGCCTCTGGACTGATCCTGGTGACTGTACCATACACATATTTGTCAGTGCAGGTGTCACCGATAAGGAGTACCTTGAATTGTTTGGGTTGTGGAGTAGTCTCCTTGTCGATCAAAAAACCGAACTGATTTTGCATAGCGTGAACCTACTACTTCTTTTCCTTTCCAGTCGGAACCGACTACCATTGTATCAGGTTTGATCGATTCCAGCAACTCCTCTAGCTCTTGTTTGGTGTCGAATGTGTGGACTACATCAACATACCTGATTGCTGACAGCATCAGTCTTCTATCGGATTGCGAAAAAATAGGTCTCTCGGGACCTTTCATTTCTGCTACTTTCCTGTCGGAGTCGATAGCAACAATGAGATAGTCTCCGAAAGACCTAGCGTAATTAAGAAGTTCGATGTGCCCTGGATGGAGCACATCAAAACATCCATTTACAAACGAGATTTTCATTCGTTGGGAACATGAACAAGTTTCTGGATCTCTGGTAGATACATCCATTCAATATCACTTCTCTTCAAAGTGAGGACTGCATCTTCGATTGTCTCGACCAACGGGTCTCCACCAAGATTAAAAGAAGTGTTAAACAAAATAGGGACACCAGCAATCTTATCGAATGCATCAATGAGTTTGTAGTAGTGTTCATTTTGCTCTTGGGTTACAGTTTGAATACGACAAGTATTGTCCACATGAATAACCGAAGGAATCTTCTCTTCCACTCCGTCATGACACTTGACTGCATACATCATGTGAGGTGTCTCATCACGACCTGCTAGATCAAACCAGTCATTAACCTTTTCTTTCTTGATAGAACATGCGAATGGACGGAACCATTCACGATGCTTAACTGCATTGACGTGATCTTTACCATCTTTGATAGTAGGATCAAACAGAATAGATCTGTTACCCAATGCACGAGGACCACCTTCAGAACGACCCTGATAAATGGTTACGATATTACCTTCACGAATCAGTTTAGCAACATCATCATATGAAGTGTCGGTAGTTTCTAGACCTTCTAGATCTGCCTCGTAACCAGTGGGATCATATTGAGGACCATAGTAAACAGATTCCTGCTTACTGGGTTTCTCGGTTTCCATTACTTTATTGTAGATGTACTTTGCACCACCAATAGAAGTACCACCGTCATGCGAAATAGGTTCGCAGTAGATATTGAGGTCAGGGAACTCCTTCCAATACTTGTAGTTTGCAACGCAGTTGAGACCATATCCGCCACATACTACAATGTTCTTTTCACCAGTCATTTCGTGTGCTTTGCGAATTAACTGAACCATACGGTCGGAAGTTTGTTCCTGAATCTTGTAAGCAAGATCCTTTTGAATATCTGTATACTCACCCTCTACATGGTTGTCATAATCCTTCTTGAGAATATCAAAACGACCAATGTTAATTTGAGCGGCATTAGGATACGTAGGAATAATAACGTCCCTGTTACCCCAACCATCTCTGAAGAAGTCTGGCAAATCTTCGTTAGGTTTGCCGTATGGAGCAAGACCCATAAGTTTGCCAGCTTCAATTGCTGGGAATCCACAGTATTGAGTTACTGCTTCATACATCTTGGTGTGACCAGGGTATTCTGTAATGAAGATACCTTTCTCTGGTTCATTGCAACCAATAGCTGCTTTTGATCCAATGTGTTTGAACACTGTATCAAATTCACCAGGATAAGATGCATCAAAGATAGTTTCAAACTCGTAGGAGACATCTCCTACTTGTTCAATCTGTAGGAAACTACCTGCACCATCAGCAATGACACAAGCAGCAGTTTCAAAACCAGAGTTATAGAAACCACATGCAGCATGCATCTCGTGGTGATTAACGTCGATGAAGTGAGTTTCAAACTCAAACTTCTTCCTGGCAAGTTTCCTTACCCAACCTTGGTATGCATCCTCACCAGACCAATCCAATACAGGACCGTGACGGTGAGTATGACAAATAACCAGGTGGTCAATGTGATCAACATATTCAAACGCTTTTGCGATTCCCATTAGAGGGGATCCGTCATACTTAAATCTAGTGAGGCGTTCTTCTTCTAGATAAAATACTACTTTACCATCAACCAGCAAAGTAGTGCTCCCGTTATGACCACGGGCAATTGCAAGAATGTTCATTATTACCTCAATTATTTTTTAACAGAAAACCCTTTACTGGGAATCTCGATTGCTGGAATCTTTACGTCTGTGCCGCCAGGAGCAGCTTGTTGCATTGGGAGTTGGAAATTGTTTCCATTGCTACTGGGTGCTGCTTCAGGCATGTTACAACCGTCTGCTGTAGGACCACCAAATTCTGGAGGAAGAACAACATCAGTAGCGGGTTTGCGATAGTATTTGTTCATGAATTTGTCAACAGACTTCATGATAACATCCTCGATCTTATCATTCATCGCCATGATACCATCATTAGCTCTCGCTGCTTCTTCATCAGGAGTAATGCGAATAGGATCGTAGATACGTTGTCCTTCACCCATATCCAGGATGTCAAACTTCTCTTCATTTGGATAAGAAACATTCTCTCCAAAAGTAGATCCCATGACAGCAACAACTGGAGTTCCTACTGCATGTGCAATATGCTGTCCTACAGAGTCACATCCTAGGAACAAGTCTGCTTCCTCAATGATACCTGCCCAACCTCTCATGGGGACTCCATTGCCAGCAGGGAATGAAATAGTATCGCGAAGTCCTTCTTTCTCGAAGTCGAATGCAAACTCTGACATTAGAATGACAGAATACTTTTTCTGCAGACGCTTGATGATAGAAACAACGTTTCTGTGCTCAAAACTTCTACCAGAAGGATCAGTGATGATACTACCCGCTTGCTGTACTCCTCTACCATATGGTTGGAATACTACGGTTTTTGGTTTCTTGGTCTTTTGTCTTACCTCTGCAACAATAAACTTTCCGTTAATTGCTTCTTCTCTGGAAAGTTTTAGAGTTGGTTTGGGTAGATCTCTAACACCTTTATTGTTGATAGCAATATCGAATGCTTGAGAGAGATTGCATTTCTGATTGTAATACTCCCACACCCTGTAAGGTTCTGGGGAAATCGTGTCAGTATGAATCAGTTTGTCTCTAAAGAGATTCTTATGCCAGTTATCATACACCTTGCCATAAAGTGTAGGATGTCCTTTGAAGAAGTCTGTACCTCCTTCACATACGATTAGGAACTCCTCGTCGGGATGATCCTCTTGATATTTCTCAAGGGCAGGAATTGAACAAAGCACACGTCCAGCACCACCATTGATAAAGAATGATTTAGGTCTCATAATCAATCACAAAATGATTTAGTTTCTACTATTTATGCATGAAAAAAGGGGCGGTTCCCCGCCCCGATTATACCACGGAATTGATGATCATTCAGATAGAAGACCTTCCTCGTCTACGTTATAGTCATAGTTCTCTAGGAGACCAAGTGTAGGATCTTCAGGGAAAGGAATCATGAATGCGTCAACGCCATCATACTTGGTGTATACATTTTCCATCGTAGTGATGAATGTTTCGATAGCAGTGACTTGACTTGCGATCAGATTAGCTCTCTGTTCTGCAAGGAAATCTTGTGCGCCTTTTAGGATACCGTCGCGAGCAGCTTTGTGCTGTTCCATGGTGATCCAAACTTCCATGAAGGGGAAGGGTTCTTTCCACTCACCAGCAGAAAAATCATACTCGATTGCATCTACATTGTAGGTGTGGTCGGGTAGTTGGGGATCGGGACGCTCGTAATATGCTTCGGTTTCGCCTGCCAACTTGTACTCCTTCTGGGGATAACCAGCATCTTTGCCAGTATCGGTGTGGAAGAAGACAGATGCAATGATAGCATCAGTGTTGGAGGTTTTAGGGCGGAGAAGAATTGCTCTCTCGTCTAGACCTGCTCTGATTTGTGCATTCTCTGCATCTTCAGTTTCATTTCTGACAGGCATGCAGGATTGCGCTGGTAGTAGTGTACCAGTCGCTGCATCAACGAATACATATAAGAATTCTGGACCATTGTAGGTCGCAGTAGCAGTTAGTCCAAGATCACTAGTCTGCTTCGTGTACTCGTCAGGTAGGTTATAAGTGTATTCCTTTGAAATTTTCGCCATGGTAGTAATCTCTGTGTATAGTCCGTGAGTATTGCTTTAGATATTTATATAAAATTGATCAGTAGCTGCATTCAGATTGCTTGTAGGAAATCCGAATAAGACCGTGATATCCATGCTGACCATAGCAGCATCCACCATCAGTCCAAGCAGAAGCACCGCCAATGCCAGGAACATAGTTTCCTTCTGAATATGAACCGCCCCACTGTAGTTGTGCAGTAGCCCACATTGTGCTACAATATCCACATCCTCTGTGCTCACACTGGGTCATGGGCAACCAACCGCCCTTACCGTTAACTAGACCAGCAGGGTAGGGGATGTATTGCTTGTTGTGGCAGTGGTTGCCTTGGCAGAACACGTTACCAGCACCAGCGTTGCCATAAGCACCACCATCAGCACCGTAGTATGGAGCACAAGGTCCATTACAGCATACACCACACTTCGTCATCCAGAAGCAGCAGCACATGTAGCAGCAGGAGCATCCTCCATCACCACCATTAGCACAGAAGTTAGAAAGACCAAAACCTGTGATGTAGGTGTCTCCACCTTTTTGACCACAAGTCAAGTTATTCCTTGCTCTACCACCCTGTCCAATATCAATAGAATAAGAACAACCAGGAACAACATTATTTCCAGATAGTTTCTTATATGCATAAGCACCAGAACCACCAGGGATGCCTCTACCACAGCAGCGACTATCGCCACCAGATCCACCAGCACCCCAGATCTCAAAGATGACCTCGGTGGTGTTTGCAGGAACTTTCCAATCAGGATACTGGAAGTATCCATAGTTAGAAGTCCAGTTATCACACGTTGCACCGCAGTGTGCTGCGATGTACATCACCGTGTAATCCTTTGAAGGATATGGGGGTACTTTTGTTGTAGTGTCCGCTTCAGCTAATGCCTGAATTTGTGCGGTAGTGACGACTCCTAATAAGTCTCGTAAATTGGTATTTGGCATCTTCTATGGCTCTTCTTAATTGATATTTAGTTACAGAAGTGGAAAGCGCAGTCATTATTGACGCCTAACCAGCAGGAACAGTATGTGATCTTAATAAATCCACCTTGACCGCGCCATCCATAGCAGCAGCTATTAGAGCAAGAAGTTGCGGAAGGAGCACCAACGCCAGGGATACCAGGACCGCCATTACAGTTTGTGCTATATGCCCAAGGAGTAGTTCCATTACAGTAGGTACGTTCCTGGTTACAAGCATTACCTCTATTATTAGACATAATGTGACCACCTTTGTGGTCAATGAGTCTACCTGGGTATGCCATTCCAATTTTTGCCCAGCAAGTATCGGAGTTATTATAGGTTCTGAAGAATCCAGGACCACCAGGAATCATTTCGTCTCCACCATAGGAGTTGGACTTATCTGTTCCAGGTGTCCAACCACCAGCACCAGAGAAGTAAACTCTATCTTCACATCTGAATTCATTGCCCCAGAATGCATAACAGCAAGTCTTACCAGGAAGACCACCTTCTGCACAAAGGTTACTTAAGTTGCAACCAGTGATGTAAGACTTACAACCTTGGATACCACAGCAGCACTGTGAGCAACATGTAGGCGATGCTACGACCATTGCGTAACACCATCCACCTTGGATCTGTGGATACTGTAGAGTCTTTCTGACATATGCACCAGCACCACCAGGGATACCCTGTTGACAGCAGCATGCGCCACCGCCAGAACCGCCACCACCCCAGAGTTCAAAAGTGATCTGGGTAGTACCACAAGGAACACACCAATGATTGATGCAATAGTCGTGGTATGACTGCTCACAGTTTCCTCTGTTACAGTAAGGATGGAAGTTGAATACCATCCCGTCTCTGACACGGGTATAGCTACCATATACCGCTGCGGTGTCAGTAATTGTGGAAGCAAATTCCTTCCCTAGTAGTCCTCGTAAATTTGCCATCTTTAATTAAGTCTTACAGTACCATGTGATTTTAACAAGACCTGCAGCACCTTCGGAACCACAGCAGCAACCTCTACCAAATACATCAGCAGAGAATCCACCCATGCCAGGAGGACCATTACGGAAACAGTCACTGGAAAGACCAGCGTTGTTACCTTCCATCCACATTGTTGCTTCTCTACCACATGTTGCCATAGAGCAACGTCTGGTAGTGTGGAGTGTGCCGAACTTACCATCTTGGTAAGGGGCAGTAGGCACATAGTTTTTCATCATACACCAGTTGCCGCAATCGGAGCAACTGTTCTGGTTATAGGAGTTTTGAGCACCCCAGTATTCCTTACCGAACTCACAGCAGTATTCGCGACATTCGCGATCTGCAGACCAGCAGTTAGTCTGCCATCTGCACCATGCTTGACTGACCATCCAGTTCTCTCTGGATCTACAACCACCAGAGTAGTTAGCAGCACCGAAGCAACAGGAGCGACCGTGGCATCCACCACAAGCACAGAAGTTGTCTAGACCAGGACCGTTGACCCAGGACTTACAACCGTCGTAACCACTGTTAGATGGAGATCTACAGGTGACCGAGGCAGCACAGAAGCAATACTTGCAACCATCTAGTTCGGTGCCACCAATGCTAGATTGTGCAGCGCAAACTGTGGTCTTATTGTACTGACCAGAATGTCCATTCCATCCGTTCATACAGCAGCAAGCACCAGCGCCGCCGCCGCCTCCACCCCAGATTTCAATCTCTAGTTTACAAACGCAGCAAACAGGGACGCACCAGCAAAGTTCTTGCCAGTTGTAACTGTGGTTGTTATTATATTCCCAACAGTGACCCCCACGAAACCAAATTTGGTGACTGTTTTGGGGACCGTAATATGTAGTTACTGGTACTGCACTGTCGTCTGCAACATCCAGTAAGTCTCTTAAACTCGACATGACTTATATCCTCCCTAGGTATATTAGTTAGAAAGGATCGACCAACCGTAAGAAGATCCACTATAGATTAACTCAAGTGATGCATTTTTAATATCGAAGTCTAGGTCTTCTGCAAGGTTAGCGATTTTATTGCCATTTCTAGCAAGAATTGCTTTCGTTGTACCACACTGACCTGCTGCATCAATTAGATTGATACGATCGCCCACTGCGGGGTTTGCGGGTAGTGTTAGTGTAATTTCCGATCCAGCGGTAGTGTCAATCATCAGGATTTCTCCCGACAGAACACTGTGGTTTGCTGTGATACCTAGAGTAGTTCTTTGCTCTAGGGGTGGTGCTGATAGATTGCGTCCCATTGTTCTTAAAACTCCTTTGTACTATTTATCAAGCCTCTTCTTCAACGCCATACGCAGCTACGCTGACGTTTGCCGTATCGGAAAGCACTACAATGTTTTTAGTTGCCTGAAGCGCAATACCAGTTCTCTCCAGAATACCGTACCCTGCAATTTCTGCATTGTACTCAATGTATTCTGCGCCAGTAGGTGTGCTGGTAGCAGCGAGAGCAACACGAACGCTAACAGGCGTAGAGTTCGTGTTGACGATGTTAAAGTTAACGTATGCAACAGTTGCTGCAGGGACGGTATATACTGTGGTTAGGGTGTTAGCTGATAGGGAAGCTTGTGTCCCCAGGATGCCAGAAGCCATGTTTATTACTCCTTAAATTTGCCGAGATTTCGTAATTTTACTTGTATTTATAAAGAGGGGATCACATTGCTCCCGCCCAGAAAGTGAAGCCTTTCGTCTTCGTCTTTGTGTCAACGTAAGTCTTGACTGCCTTCTGCGTAGGAACTTTAGCGTTGCTATTTGCAGACATGGTTACATCCGCCGAGAACTCGTTAATAGATTCACCGATTTGAGCACCGATGGAACCAAGTCTCAAGGATGATAGACCAGACAAGTCGAAGGAAGATGCGTTCAAGGTTGTGCTACCAGTTGCCTGGTTAACTTTGAAGTAACGACCAACGGTGAAGTTACCATCTTGGTCCGTGGATACGAAGAACACACGACCAGGGAAGTTTTCAGTAACCTCATTACCTGGTGCAGGTGCCGATAGAGGCTGACCTGGCCAGTTAGTCTGGGTCTTGTTACCAGTACCGATATCCAGGAAGTCATGACCAGTTAGTCTGACTTGTGAATACAGGTATCTGATTCTTGTAGCTTGACGATCGTAAGTTGCACTAGGCTTCTCTTCTGCAAGAACAACCAGTACAGTACCAGTTGTAATTGTTGCGGATTGGGAAACCTGCATGAACTCACTGTCAATCTTGATGTAGTCAGAGGATAGAGTACCCGTAGACGTTTCAACAAGAATAACTGTGTCAGATGCTGTTAGGTCTCTAGCGGTAGTTGTCTCGGTAGGAACCTTGATCTGAAGTGCTCTGACTGTAACGCCAGAGTTATGTGCAGCACCAGTGGTGCCTTCTACTCCTCTGATAACTTCAACAGAAGTTGCAGTTGGGAACGAAACGACTTCCATCATCTCGTCTTCGATGATGACATAACCACCAGTGTTAATGCCAGTAATCGAAGCAACTTGGATGACAGTGCCAACCGCGTCACTAACAGGAGCAGATAGAGATGTTGCAGTACCAGTTTGGTATCTAGCAACAGTGCTCAAACCATCATGAGTTGTAGCAGCAGAACCAAGAAGTCCTCTGGTTACAGTCAGTTCTCCACGTCCAGTAGGACCAGCGTAAGAAGAGTTAGCAACAACATAAGTGAATAGATCAGAACCGAGTCCACCAGGACCAGTGATGTATTCAATAGAACCACCTGGGTCAGGAGCAGCGGTTAGACCACCGAGAACAAAGGTGAAACCTGACATACCCTTTTGAGCGTCAGAGTTGTTGACCAGAGTTGCAGTTGCTGTAGAATTGCTACCAGTGACAACTTCGTTCTGTGCAAAGTTACCTTTGAGAGGACGGATAAGAATCTTATCTGCCGAAGGTTGGAAACTAGTAATTTCACCAACTGCACCAGAAGTACCACCCGTAACATTCTCGGCACTTTCAAAAGTTGCGCCTGTAGATAGGGTAAGGGGATCGTAGTTGAGTTCGATACCGTCGATGAATCCATCGAGAGTAGACTCATTTTCGTTGAAACCAGAGGAAACAATAGCGTAAGTACCCCAGGAGGAGTTACCTGCCAAGGATCTGATTCTACCGCCTCTAGTAGAGGTGTAAGAGATGTGGCAATAGTAGGTGAAGCAGGATACGATTTCAGCAGCGCCGTTGTTCGTAATCCAGAAACCTACACCACCGCTTTCGTGGATGTTAGTCCAGGAGTCAAAAACGATAGACTTGTTAGAAGGAGTTCCAGTTCCGTCATACTTATCGTGAACACCACCGTCAACAATTGCACCAATACCAGTCTGGGAGAATGCAGAACACTGCGAAACGTAAGGAGACTTGGAGATTGGGGAGTTGGGGTTCAGTCTAACGAATACACCATCTGGAGTAGAGGTGTTCATATCCTTTGGATCGGATACAGAAGGAACGAATCCTGCCATACCGTCCATAACGAGATCCTTCAGCATCGATCTGTTAGACAGATAGAAGAGAGTTGCGTTCTCGTTATTGAGAGTGTTCACGGTGTTAAGTGCGATATTAGCACCACCATTGTCGAAAGTATCGGAGGTAGTCCAGACGCCGCCAGTAAGAGGCATAACGTCGATGCTAGCACCACCGTCTCTGACATCCATGATCTGTGCGGTCTTATCGCCAGCACCATTTGTGCATGTCTCGCCAATGACTCTCTCTGCAGCAAGAGGAATCGTTGCAAGTGTTAGTCTTTGGATGTTAGAAGGTTGTCCAACGTTTGGTTTAACGGTGGACGTTCTCATGTTGTCACCAATGATCGAAACGTTCTCGGGAACGATGATTGGTAGAGTTTCGTTATAGATACCTGCCTTAACATAAATGGTAGCAGGACCAGTAACAAGACTTACTGCATGAGAGAGTGAAGCAAATGCTTTGCTGATGTTAGAACCGTCGTTTAGGTCGTTACCATTTGTGGTAACATAGTAAACAGGGTCGGTAACATTGTTGTTTTCCCATGCGGGGAATCCGTTAGAATCAACGGATAGAACTTGACCAGTTGTTCCAATAGGTAGTCTTGCAGCACCTGAACCAGAGATGTAAAGAACATCACCAGCATCGGTTAGTACGTTAGACTGTGCGCCTTGGGTCAGGGAGTTCCAGTAGTCTCCGTTAACATCTAGTTCAGGTTCGTTGCCAGTTGTTTCGGCAACACAGATGTAGGAGTTACTTGCTCTGGTGACAGCATCACCAGGTTGGTAAGTTGTGCTTGTATCCCAAGTGCCTCTCCAGGTGAAACCACCAACAACGAAGTCCCAATCAGAAGGATTAGATCCAGGTGTGGAGTTTGTGTTGGTTGTTTTAGCAACGTAGGAGTTACCACCAAGGAGTACAACGTCACCAGGCTTGTATTCGGTGCTGTTGCTCCATGTACCAACTACCTTGAAACCAGTAGTTAGGATCTCCCAGTCACTACCAATAGTGCTATTGGGTTGTGAACCAGTAGAGATTGTTTGAGCAACATAAGAGTAACCACCGAAAGTTACAATGTCACCTGGTTGGTATTCAGTATTGGTGTCCCACGTATCTTCAAACTTCAGTCCGTTAATATACGAGACGAAGTTTGCAGCAGCGAAAGATCCGCTGGAAGTGTGGGGGTTGACAACCCTATACTGATCATTGCCATACTTGACAATATCATTAGTTCTATAGAAGGTTGCATCTGCCCATTCACCTCTGTGGTAAATGCCTTCGGTATGGAGTTGCCATCTGGCACCATCCGATCCATACCATTGCGCCTCATTCGATGCTGACGTGTGGTTTGAAATACAAACAAAAGTGTTTGCACCAAACTTAACGATGTCATCGATGACGTATGCAGTGGCAACTGTCCAGTCGCCCCTCCAATTAAACTTAAGTCTGCCTAATCTGAAATCTGCCATGTTTATGCTGCCTTATTATTTGGGTCCTTCGGTGGTAAAATCATAATTTTCATTGAAACGAATTACAAAGTATCCGTCATCATCAATAAAATAGCTAATCTTGCGACTATCAAATCTATACTGTTGGTATTTATCTTGTGGATGATTCTTATATGACTTCGATTCAGTAGTTTCTTCTACGTAGTCATACACACCTGTAGCAATATCTAGGTATGGGGTTCCGTCTAAACGGTAGAAATCTCCAATTTCATCATCAATAGATCTAATTCTGGTGTAACGCAGCATTCCATCATCATCTCTTTGAAGAGCGTGAATGGTAAAGTCGTTACCGAGGGTATAGCTATTGGAAGAAAAGGATTGCCCCGTCCCCCCAGATTGTTGATAGCTATCGCTGATAAACATTGTCATACAATTACCCTCCAGTAGTTACCGTCCCAAATTAGTTGCACTCTCGCTCCTTTCAAGTCGAATACTAAAGGACTGGAAATAACTCCAAAAGTGTTTTGAAATTCTCTTCCAATTGGATCGACGATTGTTACATTATTTGTATCCCACGTAAAATTAATATCAATGAACTCCAATGTGTCCCCTGCTTTAGGAACCAATTGATTGTTATACAAAGGCAGAGTCAGTGTGAGTGGTCCACCTGACGAGTCTACGAGATAACGAAGACTAGTGCCAAGCGTGACACTCTGATTTAGATACTCCCACCGAGCACGAAAAACATCAAATCCACCGTTAGTTGTCCCATCATGGACAACCGCCATATTTTTATCAGTATCAATGGTCAACTCACCCTGCGCTCCCGCGAAGTGAGCATGTTCAGCAGTAGTACCTCTTCTAAACTGTACCTGGGTAGTCATTAAAATTAATTTAGGATACCAATGTTATTTATACTATTAAATAATCCATCCATAGGTACGTGGTGGAGCAACATCAATCTTGACAGTTGCTGCGCTACCAGCGATGTAGATGTGAACATCTGGTCTGTGCTGGAGTAGTGGGAAGTAGACGCTGCGAACATCGACCTTGATAGATCCAGTACCAAAGATACGGAGAGAAATGCCGATGATGGAATCGACATCGACCGTAATTTGACCAGATCCCTCGTAACCAAAGGAGCGAAGAACCTTCGCCTCGCCAGTGGTTGCAATCTCTGTGCCTTCTTCTGGTGGGTTGGCGGTTCTGCTTTCTGCTGCAGTACCAGATAGTTGAACTTCTGTCTGACCTGCATAAGGTGCTCTGACGAATGCAACACTTGCTTCGCCAGAAGTTTTGATCTCTGTGTCGCCAGTGTATACCTTGGTGATAGCAGGTTTGACCTGACCGAGGAAGTCGAAGATTGCGACGTTCTCGACAGTAATTGTTCTGGACTCTGCTGCACTGTCGAATGCATACAGGTCTCCAGAACCAGTGAATACTCTGGATCTTGGAGTTGCTGCACGACCAGCAATGTTGACATCTGCGAGCAGACTTGGTACAAAGGCAACTCTTTCTGCTGCACCAGAGAACGAGAAGATAGAACCAAATCCAGATTCTGCATTGGTAATTCTCTCGACTGCTTCGCCAGATAGATTGAAGAGAACTTGCTCTCCAACATAATCGTATGCAACTTTCTCGTCGCTCGTAACGAAACTGAAGAGATTGCCGTCGCCAATGTGGGAGACTGTGATAACAATCTTCGCTTCGCCAGTAATGTCGTATAGACCTTCTGCTGGTGGAGCAACAGTTCTAGATTCTGCTGCACCGTTGAGTGCGAAGAGAGAACCAGATCCATAGTAAGCACGAGTAGAACGTAGAGTCGCAATACCAGCTGTGGAGAATAGTAGATCCTTCTCCAGTGGGTTGACAGTAATGGATTCTGCTGCACCAGAGAATGTACCAATTCTGATGTCTCCAACGTAGGAGAGAGTAATAACAATACGACCAGCACCAGATAGAGTTGCTGTTCCAGAACCGATGTGTATCTTGGTGGTTGTTCCGTTGTTGTCTTCTGCTGCGAAGATTCTTGCGTCGGCAAGTTTGACTTCCGATACAGAAGTTCTGTATGCTGCTCTGCCTCCAATGGAGAACAGCATGTCTTTTTCGAGAGGATTGAAGGTAACAGACTCTGCTGCACCAGAGAATGTTCCGATGTTGACCTGAACAACCTCGTCTCTCGCGACACGCTCGACCGCAGTACCACTGACAGGAATGACACCTTCGACATTCCAGTTGGGGGTGAATCTGATGTCTGCTGCTTCTGGGTAGATTCTGATCTGACCAGTACCAACAAATGCATTGGTTCTTCTTTCTGCAGCGATGCCAGCAACATCGAAGAGCAGATCTCTTTCCAGAGGATTGAAGGTGACTGCTTCTGCAGCACCAGAAAGAGTTGCGATGTTGCCTTCGCCAACAAAGTCTCTTGCTCTGGTGGTAGCAGCAACGCCACTAATCTTGGATAGAGTCTGTGGTTGCTCTGCAAACGTGAGGAGTGCGCGACCTGCAGATCCTCTGAACTTGAAGAGGGAACCAAAGAAGATCTCTCTGAATGTTGCTTTCTCTTCTGCGAGACCAGTAACATTGAGATGTGCTGTAAACTCTGGAAGTTTTCTGGTGACAGATTCGGAGGTGAATCCATTGGAGAAGATAGCACCAGTTCCGACATATACTTCGGTGTTCTTCTCGATTGCAACACCGCTGACAGCAACACGAACGGTTGGTTGCTCTGCAAATGTGCGAAGAGGAATAACGACCTCTCCAGAAAGGAGAAGATGTGCAGTTTCTTCTGGTGGATTGAATCCAACTGCCTCGACTGCAGAACCACGGAAGAGAATGTCTCCTTCTCTGACTGGAGGAATCTTGAATGTGACAGATTCTGAAGTGAATCCTCCAGAGAATAGAGTACCGAATCCACCGTATACATCGACGTGAATATAATCGCCAACACCACTGACAGGAATAACCCCGAATGGTTGCTCTGCAAATGTACGAATTTCTGGAGATGTGGATCCAGAGAGTTTGATCTCTGTTCCTTCGACTGCAGGTGCTGCGGTGAATGCCTCTGTAGCAATACCACCCATGGAGAACAGAAGCTGTCTCTCCAGAGGATTCGCGGTGAAGGATTCTGCTGCTCCAGACAGTGCTGCAATACGACCACTTCCCCTGTAATGGGGGACAAATCTTTCTCCACCCTGACCGAGGATCGTAGCAGTACCAAATGGTTGCTCTGCAAACGTAAGGATCTCTGGTTCGGTTGTTCCAGACAGAGTGAGACGAGCGAGTCCAGACTCGACAACCGTTGCCTTGACTGTGCCACGACCAGTAAAGTCGAACAGAGTGAAGAATGGATCTGGACTTCCTGTTCTGGATTCTGCTGCACCAGAAAGAACAGAGATAGAACCAGAACCATTGAAGTTCGGGATGAATCTTTCGCCAGCGTTGCCACTGACCTTGATAAGATTTCTCTTCTCTTCTGCAACAGCAACTGCCTCGACTGCGCCAGACAGTGCAAACAGTGAACCAGAACCAGTGTATGCTGCTGTTGCTTTCTCTGTTGCCGTTCCAACAAAGTCGAACAGACCAATGAGATCGTCTGGACTTGCTGTAACTGCCTCGGCAGCACCAGACAATGTGGAGATAACACCAGTTCCAGCATAGGATGGTGTGTACTTGACGCCAGAGATACCGCGAAGAACAATCGTGTTCTCTTGGAATCCTGCGAATGCAACTGCAGAAGATGCTCGACCATCCAATCTGATGGTGCCGCCACCATTGAAGTTGGGGATTCTTCTTGTGGCAGCGAATCCAACAAAGTCGAATAGACCAGTAAGATCGTCTGGACTGAATGTTGCAGATTCTGCTGCGCCACCAGTGTTGAATAGAACACCACTTCCCTCGTGTTTGTTGGGAAGTTTGACGAATACATCGCCAGAAAGCTTGAGTGTTGGTTTGTCCAGAACTGCGATGTGACGCAGATTGATGACAACCTTGACTCCACCAGAAAGACCAGAGAACTTGAATAGATGACCGAAGGGGTATCTGGAAGCATCGAGATCTGGATCTCTGATGAACTGATAATCTTCGGTAGCATCTGGAGTATTGATGTTGGGGAGACCACCAATATTTTCCTGTTCTAGGAATCCATAATCGAAGAAGTCGCCACCACCAGTCTCGACAAGATCGACAAGTCTATCATTTCTGTAGTCTTGAATGACCTTGGTTGCATGGTTAGCAATGACCCAAGAATCAATGACTGGCGAAGCAACAGAACCATAGCTGATTCTGTTGAGTAGATCAATAGAACTGGAGTTGTAATGATATGTTCTACGCTCATCGAGATTGTTGAAGCTGAAGAGATCTCCACGCGCAGGAGGATTGAATGCAGTTCTCTCGACAAGTGTACCAGAAAGGGTTGCTGTACCAGATCCATTCCAGTTGGGAACGTATGCAACTTTCGCTTCGCCTGTAATTGTAAATACAGGATCTTGACGTGGATAGTCGAATGCAACTGCTTCTTCTCCACCGTTGATGGCAAATAGTTCTCCTTTGCCTTCGTATGCAAAGCTTCTTGCATCTGTCGTGCTGACAGGTAGAGGAAGAATACCAGAACCCTTGTATGCTTTGGTGAAGGTGTCTGTTGCAACACCCGTAAACTCGATGGGTACAAAGGCAATCCATCTTGGCAACACTCTGACAATAGTGTTGATATCGATGGTGATGGATCCAGAACCAACATGGACAGGTCTGAAGTTGACATCAGCAGCACCACTAACCTGTGGACCACCCATTGCATATCGGGTGACTGTCTCGGTGATGCCTTCATAGTCATCCGTGATGGATGGGAAGAAGTCATTGACAGATCCATAATCGAAGTAAGAACCAGAGGTAGAACCACCAGTTACAAGATCAATAATTCTCTGGTCCTTACGACTCTCAATCGTATCATTAGCGATAGACTGGATCGTGATGGAGTCGATTGGGTTGGCAGCAACCGAACCATAATCCAGAGGAGTGAATATAGTGTCGGAAGTATGACTGTAGTGATACGTTCTTTTCTCGACAAGGTTGCCCATGTCGAAGAGGACACCAGATCCAACCTCGCTGAATGTAGTTCTTTCGACGTGCTCGACATCGATAGTGGCAACACCAGAACCATTGAAGTTTGGTACGAATGCAACTTTTGTGTCGCCAGTAACATCGAAGAGGACATATCCACGATATGGTGCTTTCTCGTATGCGATAGAAGCTTCGCCAGATGTGGAGAAGGTTCCTTGACCTTCGTAACCAAAGGTTCTTCTTTCTTCTGCTTTCTCGAAGTTGAATAGATTGCCATCTCCAATGAAGCGTTTGACGACCGCATCTTGAGCCTCGCCTTTGACCTCGATGTTGACATTGGCAATCCATCTGGGTTTCGTTCTGCCACGACCCTCGACAAAAGCAAACAGGTCACCCTTACCAACGTAAGAGAACTCTCTCCTGACTGATGCAGTACCCTGAACCAGCAGATCTCCCATTGCATAACGAGAGATGGATTCCATGATGGAACCATAGTCTTCGCGAACAGTCTCTGGAGCGTCCTGACCATTGATAAGAATTTGACCATAATCCAGATAAGATCCAGAAGTAGTGCCACCTACTACCAGGTCAATAATTCTGTCGTCCTTACGACTTTCAATGGTCTCATTAGCAATAGATTGAATCGTAATAGATTCAATTGGAGTATCGGCAACAGATCCGTAGTTGCGATACTGGAAGATATCATTAGATGTGCTGCTGTAATGATATGTGATTTTCTCGACAGCAGTCTCGAAGTTGAATAGAGTTCCAGATCCTTTGTAATGATCTGTCTGTCTCTCGACCGCCGTGCCTTCTGTCTTGACTGTACCTTGTGAAATCCAATTGGGGGAGAAAGCAACTCTTGCTTCGCCCTGTAGTGGCAGGATAGCAGTGCTTTCTGGTGGGTTGGCACCAACCGCTTCAGAGGCACCAGAGAAGGCGTAGAGGGCACCAGAACCGTTGTATGCATATGTTCTCTTATCTTCGGCGTTATTAACGCTGAAGAGCGAACCAGAACCTTTGTGCAGCAGACTGAAGTTTGTCTTCGATGCACCAAAGATTCCAATGTTGACAAAGGCAATCCATCTTGGTTTCGTTCTGCCGCGACCATTGACGAATGCGAACAGTCCACCAGAACCAATAAAGTTGGGAGTAAATACTTGCTTGGCAGTACCACTGATTGGGAACAGACCGAATGGATAGTCTGTCTGATTAGTAAGAATCTCACCCCAGTCAAGTCCGACTGTAGATGGAGTCTGCTCACCATCAGTGAGAATAGTACCGAAGTCTAGGAATGCACCAGAAGTAGATCCAGATACAACTAGATCAATAATTCTTTCGTTTGCACGACTCTGGATTGTCTCGTTAGCAATCGACTGAATCGTAATAGAATTGATCGGTGATTCAGCAACCGATCCAAAGTTCTCATAGGTAAAGTAATCGATGCTGGAATTGTTGTAATCCCAGACAACTTTTTCTTCTGTAGAAGAGATGCCGAATAGAGTTCCTTCACCGACATAATCGTATGTCTGTTTGAAGGTAGTGGTGCTGAAGTTGAACAGGACACCAGAACCAACCCAGTTGGGTCTGAAGCTGATATCAGCATCACCATGGACGTTGAATAGTGTCTTGCGATCTTCTGGGGATGTCTTAACAACAGCCTCACCAGCAAAGCTACCGCTGAATAAGGTGCCGAATACATTCCAGTTAGGAGCATACGCAATTTTAGTGTCACTACGAAGGGGTAGTAGTCCCTCCGTAGCAATCGCAGGTACATAATGAGTGTTGGCATTGCCAGCAACCCACAGTGTTCCAGAAACGATGTATGGAGCATCCAGTCTGTATCTGGATCCGCCGAACTCGAATACTGTACCAGAACCAACCCAAGTCTTGATAACAGACCAGGTGGTAAGTGAATGGAAATGGGTGCGACCCATTGCCTGAATATTTGACGTGACTGTAATTTCGCCCCAGTCATCCGTGGCGTATGCTTCTACTTCTGTAATAGATCCATAGTCGAGTTGGTTCAGGGGACCGCCTGACTCCACCAAATCAACTATTTGATCATCTTTGTAATCTTGTATTACTTTGGTTGCGTGGTCTGCAATTACCCAGTATGCACGACCTAAAGCACCAAAATCTAGATATAAAAACTGCTCCTCGATAGCTGATGTATAGCTGTACGAAATTAACCCCAGTGCCTTCACAGCAACAAACTGGGGCATTCTTCCAGTACCAGCGTAGGAGAATACCATATACTACAGCCAAGTTAAAAAAATAGGGGGATCGCCAGATAAGCAATCCCCCCATGATGTAAAACTCAATTTCAGAATATCAGTCGAGGCTGACGTTCAAGGTGACTTTGATTTGGTCACCAGCGTTTTGAATCGCGTATGGACCATTGGTGAATCTTTCAGCGAAGAAGATTGCGCTGTAAAGAGTTAGATCACCAGTGCCATCTAGTGCCTTGGTTGTAGTGAAGGTGTTAGCATCGAGTACATCGAATACGGTGTAGGTGCCAGGAGTTGTGGTGGTGTTACCAGTGCCCTGGTCGATGTAGATTGCATCGCCCTTAACAAGACCGTGACCAGTTGCGGTTACCTTACTGAAGTCAAACTCAACCTCGTCATTGTTGTTAGAAGGCTGAATGTTGTCGATCAGTACGTTGTTCAGGTAGACAGTAACTTGTCCCTGCAGTACCGAACCAGCGTCGTCATAGGTCTCGTGATCGATACCAGTGATGATAGTTGCAGCGTCGATGCCGTTAGGAGCACCACCGACAACACCAGCAGTACCAGTCTGGGAGACTGCCATGCCGACTGTTAGATCTTCACCGACTTCTGCTTGGAATACACCGTTACCAGTAGCAGCACCAGTGAGTGCCTTGTCTAGATAAACAGTGGTTCCTGCGATACCAGCGATTCTTGCACCAGCAGCAACGCCAGTACCAGTTAGTCTCTGACCAACTGCAAGACCCGAAGTAGCGCCAACGGTTACGGAGAACTCACCAGAAGTACCAGAGATGGTGGTGGTGTTAGCAACAGCAGCAAGAACGATGTAGTCATTGCCGATAGTACCACGAACACCAGTCTTACTGATAGTTGTTCCAGCGGATGCAGCACCTGCATCTAGTACACCATGAATGGTGGTAGGCATGTTGTTGGCACGAACAAGCATGTAACCATAAACGTCACCAGCAGCACCAGTGAAGGTGAAGGTTTGCTCTGGATAAGAAGCGGTCGTTCTGCCAGCACCAAAATCTAGGTTTTGGTTGGAGAATGTACCAGTGTTCTTGACGCTTAAGAGGAGAGTTAGACCGTCGATGTCAACGACATATGCACCAGTACCAACGTCGCCGCCAGTTACATAGTCGCCCTTTTTAATACCAGTGTTAGCAGCAACAGTGATGGTATACTCGTCTTGAGTACCGCTACCTTGGACTGCAGCAACTGCAGCAGTTTGTAGGGTTTCGATTGTCCAGCGGTTGCCGTTTAGCAGAATTCCATACTGGTTAGCATAGTTCTGATTAGTTCTGTTATTTTCAACTTGGTGGTATCCAGTTACAGGTGCAGAACCATAACCCAACGTATTGTTGTTGGTGTAGGGCTCATAGTATCTGGTTTGGGAAGGCGTATCACTTTCAGCAGGATACGTATTTGTCGTGAACAACTTTAGAATTAAATTTCTAGGAATCTCCTGATTGTAATTCAGCAGATTACGTAGAGAATCAATTTCACCGTTGTCGGTTACTAGCAGTGCCATGTAAACTCTCCGTGTTTATCTCTCGGTGTAAATTTATTTATATCGTTACTATTTATAGTTTCAGTTTTAATGAGACCATGCATCGCGAAATGTCGATCGAGTAATTCACCTTAAACTGAAAAATGTCTCCTGCGTTCACCGTAGTGTTCCAGGTAGACAGACTGTCGTCTTTGTTTTTTCTAGCAGTAAATCTATTTATGGATCCCAAGGTAGGACGTTCAGTGCCACAAATAGACTGGAAGTTAGGGAAATCAGCAAAACTGCACTTCTCAATATCAACTTCAATATTGCCCTCGCTATCGGCAAGGATAGTCCAAGACTCGATAACTCCAGTGACATCAACAGTCATAGTTCCTTTCGGACCATTCCCCATAGGGAAAGAACCACTGTCTATGACATAGTTAAGGGTTCTGGTTAGATCTGCTGTAGTAGCATATGCTATTCCAAAGAATTCTACACCAGCGGTTGGTGGTGTACTAAAAACAATCTGGTCATTAGATACAATATAATCAACTCCTGGCGATAAAACAACATCGCCAACAGAAATCATTATTTGTTCTTCGTTGAGTGGAGTGTATGACTCTCCATTAACAATCAGATTGAATGTGTCTTGTGTTCCATCAAATTGTGATGCCAGTGATTCAATCAGAAGATTTGAATTCTGTACTGACTTCGATGGGATCTGGTAGTTTACGTCAAGTTTATGTTGTGCTGGCAATTGCTTACCAACACGATATGCATTATTACCAACCCTGACGTTATACTGTGCCATCAGGAAACTCCAGGACTTACTTCTGCGTTCCCCATAATGACTCTAGTCTTGTAACCGTTAGGATCTGTAAGAACAATATCGTAGACATATCTCCTACGATCTAACGCCAGGGTTTCGGTGTCTGTTAGTACCAGAGCAATTTCCCCTGTGGTTCTGTTTACAAAATCTAGAGTGAATGGGACTGAAGTGGTTGCAGAATAACTCTTCTTCATCGATGCAGCACCAGTGTACCCCGACATGTTTAGTGGAGTGCCATCTTTATTTGTGATGAAAAAGGTGACGGCAAAGTCTGCTCCTTTATCAATCAGTATGTTGACTGGTATCGCTGCCATCGGTATCCTTTTCTAGTAGGTTAAGTGCTTCCAAACCGCCTTCTAGTTTAGTGCGATATTCACGCAACTTGACGAGTTCTTCTTCACCTCTTCTGATCTTCAGATCATAGTCTGCAAACTGCTTTTCAAATTCAGCTCGCAACTTTGCGTTGTCCATATGGAATATAACAAGTATCTATATTTAGACGTTCAATTCTGGGTAGGTTGTGGTGCTTCTTCCGATTGAATTTGGTGTTCTAGGATATGTTGCTCCCTCAACTGGTCTTCTACCTTTAAGTTTTAATTTATGACCAGAGAAATCTGGTTCATCAAAGAATGCTCGGAGTCCAGGTGTTCCTGCTGCCTCTGTATATGTGTAACCACCGTTTCCACCGCCACCACCAATGTAGCAGTTACCAAAAGAGATTGCGTTGGATAAAGATGCACCACCAGCACTAGGAACATTAGTCCAAGAGAAACTAGTTCCACCTGAAGGAATACTACGAACTACATTCTTTGCTGACCTAACCAATAATTGCTTGGTTACACTTGGGTTTGGCCAAGATCCGTTGTAATGCTTATATTTCTCCATCAGGCAGGCAATTTTTCCTACAACAGTTGGTGTTGCACAACTTGTCCCAGAGAACATACCCCACTTATAAGATCCATACGTTGAACTTTGATATGAACTATAAGTATTTGCTCCAAGTCCTGTAACAGTAATACCAGGTCCACGGTTTGAATATCCATCCCAACCAGGCATTGCTTCCGAGTTGTATCCTGCTGCTACATCAATATTGTTATTAGTTCCATGGGGACCATATGGTATGTGAGGATACCAAGTAGTTGTGCTAGATGTAGAAGCACTATTGTCATTCCCATAACTGATGAATGTAATATCATATGGCGTTGCTGCATCTACAGTGATATACACATCTTGAGCATCATCTCTCTTCGCGTATGTTCCTCCATTATTACCAGCAGCATTGACACATATGATACCACTATTCCAAGCGGTTTCTAATGCAGTGTGCAGAGAACTATATGAACTCTGGTTAGGCATCACGACACACCATCTGGTGCCGTTAGTTGCATCGTAGACTTTGAATGGAATAATATTTGCCTTCACAAATTCCGACAAATCAGATCCCCAAGAACCACCACCAGGTCTATTGACAGTTCCATTTGGAGTGACAATCTTATCAACATAATCTACTGGAATTGCACGTTTCCTGTCTTGCAGATACTGATATTCTGCAATCATGATAGTGGGGTTTTTCTCTCCAGTTTCTGGATTAGATGGTTTGGCGTTGTGCCAATCAATCAATGCCTGAATACACTCTGTTGGACTGTCGCCAGTAACTAGGTACATTGCATAGAGATTTGCTTTCTTTGCAAATCCACAAATAGTACCACCAGAAACACTCAATACACCAATGCCATGATTGGTTAGTCCACTGTTGCCACCATCTTGGGATGTTACCTGATTGTTAGCAGCTGCTTCTAGATCTGGCCAATCCATTGGAGTAAATCTAGATGCTGTTCTTAAATTCCAGACAACATCTCCAGAATCACTACCATTATTATCTACACTGCCATCATTTACTGCACTTCCACCATCACCAACTCTAATCTCAAATGGGTGAGTAGAAGCAGTTATGGTGAATGTAACAGTATCTCCTTCTTGAAATACTAGTGGAGGATTGCTTCCACTAACAGATCCATTTCTATCCGTTCCAGTTAAAGTGTAGATACCAGAACCACCAAAACTTACAGCAATGCTATATTCTTCTCTAGTGCCATCAGCAGGATTAATGCTGATGGTGTTTTTCATGTTGGGGTGTGCTGTACACTGATACCAATAAGGATCTACCCTTGAATGAGAATCATCTTCACTTGATAACTTTTGAAAGTCTGGGTGCTGATCATGCAAACCCTGATGAGTAGACCAATCTCCACTACTACCAGATTCTAGAGTGACGATATCAACATTCTTTCCAGTCCATCTGGAAGTATAAGTGCCATCAACAAAATATGCGTCATCGCCATTGGTAGTACCAACTTCTCTACCAATTTTTTGAACTGCGCCGCCAGGATCTGTCGCAACAATATGTTGTGTGTCCAAGTAAAACTGGAGACCAGAATTATCTTCTCCTAGTCCAGATGCTGCTCTATAAGATGAACTCGTGGAAGAAGTAAATCTTTTTGACATACTCTCTTTATCTGGGAGAGTACATGGAAATGACTGTGGAACTTCATCTGCAGAAACAACTCTGGGGTCTGCTACTAGAGTTTCAATAAAATCTCCTTCGACAAGCATGACGAGCAAAGAGGGCATGGATGGAAGCATATTCCACCACTCTGCTTTATTCTCATCAAAACTATCTACAAACGCTTGCTTGTCAGTTCCTTCGACAAGAATGACATCTACTAATACCGCTGAACCGCCCAGTTCCATTTTATGCCTCTAGTTGGAGTACAGTCATTTCAACAGTGATAGATTGTTGTCCTCCAGACTTATTCATAACTGATAGATAAACATTTGTTGATGGAGTTCCATCATCATTAAATCCGATCAAAGCAGGAGTGAAGAGAACATCTTCGTTGTTTCCAGTTGTGATAGCTTCTGCAATTACTCCAGAACCAGGGGTGGGATCTTCAGAAATAGTTCTAGATCCATCTGCTGTTCTTGCTGCAGATGTAGGATAAATTCTTACCCATGCAGGGTGAGAAACATTCAACTTCAGTAGTGCATATGATTTGTATGCCGTGATAACAATACCTTCATCGACATCATTTGCATGAGTAGCACTGGTGGAGTTATTAAAATCTGATCTTGTTCCGAGACTGGTGCCACCGCCTCCACCTCCACCACCGCCGCCAGCGGAGCTAATTACGCCATCGGTGATAGTGACGGTAGAACCATCTACTTTAACGCCACCTAATACAGTTGTACTTGCAGTTGGCAGTAGGTATGAATCAAGGGTTCCACCACTGGATTTCCAGCTGCTACCATTCCAGATCCAAGTTAGACCACCCTCGGTATGTGTAAATGAACCGTCTGTAGCTTGTCCAGCGGTATCTGGGAATAGAATTGCCATTTCTTAAGATCTCTCCGTTTAGTTATTTATTTCAAATTTCTTGAACATATAACTGACATGTTTCAGTGCCAGATCTACTTCCAGATGCAGTCAAAGACTTCAATCTAATTTGATATGTCATGATATCGCCAGTAGTTCCTCCATGACTATCAACAAACTCAAAATACAATGGAGTCACACCAGTGACATTTGGATCTGTTGTAGCGACTGTACAGATTTCTGTCAGTGAGGATCCATCACTTCTTTCGAGAGCAATAAGTCCACTGGTATTGTTAGTACCATTTAGTTTACCAAACAGAATGCTAATTCTAACTCTGGAAAAGGTTGTTACAGTAATACCTGCATTGAATGTTCCATTATCATCAGCGAACACAGTTCCAGAACCACCCAAAGTGAATGATGCATCAACATCACCAACAGCGGTTCTGAATGCTGCAGCTGGGGCATCTGCTACGAGAGGAGGAGATGCATCGACCCATGCTGCTGGGTTTGCTCCATTGTCGTAATAAACTTTTAAGCGACCAGAATCACTCTCCCACCACATATCTCCACTAGTGGCATTTGATGGTGGATTGTCACCTACTTCGACATTGGCACCACCACCTTCGCCCCAATACAGTTGACCATTTCCATCAGTGGTCAGAGATTGACCAGCACTGCCATCAGAAGTTACGAACTTGACGACACCATTAATTTTTCCAGTACCGTCAATATTGAATGTGGTGTTACCACTAGACTTCAGTGTTAAACCACCAGAACCTGGTGCGTGGTTGATTACAATTTCACCATCTTTATCAACAAGCACACCGTAGTCATTTGCCAGTGCAGTAGCAATCGTACCAAACCTAGTATTAGATGGAATAACTATATTGTTTCCAGTTAACGTTAAGTTTGCTGATGCTGTTGCTGTAGTAATCGAATTTGTATTTACCCCACCAACATTAATGCTAGAAGCAGTTGTATCTCCTCGTCCAACCACATCATTAAGTGTGGAAGTCTCTGTGTAACTTGTTAGATATCCAACAGCATCGTGATCACCCCATGCATACGCGGTGTCCCAAGATACATTGTTGTAGTTTAGAGGAGTCAGATACTTGGTTGTTTGACCTAGAGATAGAGTAATAGAATCTTGGGGACCAAGATTAGTAATGTTCAGGTTATTGACAAATGTCTGTGTTACTCTCGCGTCAATAGCGGCATTCGCTCTAGTGTCTGTGTAATAAAGATTCGTTCCTTCAAGAACTGAAGATGTGGAAAACTCATTGAATGCTAGATCAATTGTTAGGGATCCATTAGCATCATCATAAGTAACCGCTGTTCCCACGCCACCTTGTAATAGGGCAGCAACCCTATCATCTACCTTCTCGTCAAAGGTAACGTCTAACCCGTTTACATCAGCAGCAAGAGCATTGATCTCCTGTCGCTGCTGGTCAAGGGTATATGTAATTGGTACGTTTCTTAATGGCATGATACCAGACTATTCCTCTATTTTAGTATTTATGAGTGTGCAATAACTTGGACAGCGATCGATCCACTATCAGTGGCACTTCCCCCCGCTAGGACACTAAAAGCTATCTTGTCAGCAGATCTCGTTATTTCTAAATTCGTTGTTCCATTAATATCCATGACATTAGCAATAACATAGTAGTCAGTGGCATTAGTAAATGCACTTGTAAAGTTCAGCTCATAGTTGCCAGCAGATTGCCGTGACACCGTTGCTCCTGCTGTTCCAGTCCACGTAGGAGTTGCACCTAGCGTAATCTCACCAGCCTTGCTAGTTGCAGGTGGTGTATAAGTTGTCGTAGTGCCACTGACAGGATGTGCTGCTGCTGGTGGTGTGAAAGATTGCGTGTTACTACTTTGAGATGATGTATATCTAGCATCTTTTGTAAAACGAATATCGTCAATATATGCATCAACAATACCAGCAGTGTTAGTAGATACTTGACTTCCTCCAAATAAAATTGGTTCGGAAGTATTGGACATATTGGTGCCACTATAGGAGGTTCCCTTTGTCCAAGTGATATCTTCTAGACCATTTACATAAAAATGAAGTTGTCCATCAGATTCTTTTACTAAAGCAATATGATTCCAACTTTGTACAAATTTGCTAGCAAAAACCGTGCTACTATCGGTTTGAAAACCTATGGTACTAGTTGTATTAGTAGCTGTATCATGTATGTCAAGTCTCCATCCTATGTTAACACCAACATACGCATAATATAGTTGCCATCCACCACCTGTCGCTCCTGCAGTTTTATTATTACTTCCAGCAAGAGTGCCAGCAGATTTTGATACAATAACATACTTATCATTTACCCCAGTCAGAGAAGCGTTTGGTGCGGAATCTATATTAATCCAAAACTCTAATGTAAATGTGTTAGTGAAATCATAGTCACTTCTGTCGTCATACCTAACACCATTACCAACTGTTTTTAGAACTTTCGCTCCATAATTGGCGGGGGTTCCTACAAGGGTTGAGGCAGCTATACCGCCATAAATTTGAGCAGTGCCAGTGTCACCAAACTTTACGTCGTTAAAATCACTATCGAAAGTGGATCTTAATAGAACCTTATCCCAATCAGTTTCTGCTGGGATAGTAGCTGTTTGAGTGCTACCAAGAATAAACTCTTGCCAGTTACTTCCATCATAGAAATGTGGTTTACCACTAATCTGTCTGATCTCACCTTGTGTTGCTGTTGGACCAGATCCTTCATTGACGCCAAACTTGAATCCATTAGCAGTGAATGGGTCGCCACCACCAGCTACGCTGATAACACCATTGCTATCAACAGCGATGGTTGTGCCATCTGGTTGTACAACACCAGTAGAAGATGTGGTTGCGGCACTACCTGCAGTGAATGGAGAACCACCAACTGTGAATGCCGTAGCATCAAGAGTTCCTGTGACTGTTACACCAGTGGAGGTAGTCTGTAATTTTGTACTATTAGAGTGTTGAAGTGTAACTGGTGCAGCATCAATTTCAATTTCACCAGCAGTTAATCTTTCAAATTTAACAATATTTCCAGTGTTGTTATAAATTAATCTTGCATCATTGTTACTACCAAGATTAATTGCATTCTCATCATACATGTATAGTGAACTATTTCCACTAGCTGCTTTGAATTCAACGTGTGCATTTACATCAACAGCATCATTGAAATCAACAGTACCACCAAAAGTAGCAGTGCTACCAATGTCCAGGGTGCCAGCAAACGTGACATTACCAGCAGCATCGATTTCTGATGTGATTCCAGCAGTTCCTACTTGTCTACCCTTCCAAAGAGCCTGTGCGCTAATGTTAGCAATATAAATCTGTCCACCGTTGCTTACACTAAATCCAGCATTAGTGGATGTCTCGTTGATACCACCACCAGGAAATTCAGCAATAGGATATGTACTAAAACCGTATGGTACATACATTGATCCACCAAAGACAGCTTCAGTAACCATCTGACCAGGAGTTATCTGATCTGCCGTTTTAATAATAAAACTACCTGATGCAGAATGTAACTCGTCATTAACTTCGAGATCTCCTAAAACTGTCGCACCTGTAAGATTAGTTCCAATTTTTTTAGCACCGTCATAGTAAAGTTCGACAGGACCATCTTTGAGAGCTGTGAGATACAGTTCACTAGTATCAGTCTTTGATCTGATCTGCAAAGCATCAGAATCAATGAATGATGTTAGGACACCTACAGATCCATCGTAGTAAATTTTTAGGTCAGCATCATCACCAAAGTTTGCTGCTACATTATCAGAAAAGGTAGGACTGCTATTGAATGTTGCAATGCCGTCAAAGTCTACAGTGCTTTGGAATGTTACATCACTAGAGAATGTCTTACTCCCACCAAATGTTTTCGTGCCCTCGACCGCATTATCGAGATCAGATGCAATTAAGTTAATCTCTTGACGCTGCTGTTCCAGCGTATGCGCCTTTGGTACGTTACGTAGTGTCATTTGATTAACTGCTTAAGGAGGGACTTGATTTCGGACATTTCTTCCTTCAAAGTATTTAGATCATCCTGCACATTTCGGAACTCTTCTGCGAGTCTCTTTTTTGGTTTGGGTGCCGTGTTGATAATGGCACCCGTATTCATGTCTCGGACAAGTCCTTCTTGACCTTCGACTTGCAAATATTCAGATAGTTTCATATTAGAAAGAAGCAACAGTTCTCATGTCCTGAATCTTGGGAACATAAGAAGGATTATCAGACTTCATAACAATCTTAATAGCGAAGGATGAGAAGTCTGGGATATCAGATACTGTGAATGACAATTCTTGATATGCGCTTTGAGATTCATATTGACCAGAAATGCTATTCTGTGCCGTAGCGATTACATCATTGTCAGAAGAACCATCTTCATTGAAGTAGGTCCAACTAATATCATCAAATTTTTGTTGCGATGCTTCTGGTTTTGTCTTATACAGAACTTGGATATTGTTAACATCCGTTGCATTGACTGTAAGTTTGGTGGACAGAGAAGCAGCAGAACTTGCTAGAGAGATCTCTTTAGTTACATACTTCGCAACAGCAGACGTGTTGACAGATCCATTTTCTGCAACAAAGTCAATGCCATTTCCAAATTCCATCGCCTTGATTTCAGAGAACTTGGATGTCTCGAAAGAAGCACCGTCAAAATCAATTAGATCTCCAACTCTGAATACATCAGATGTTTGTAGACTTGTGGTTGCAGTTCTAGCAAAGTCACTGCCTAATGTGATTTCACTAGTATAGTCACCATTAATAGGTCTCTTATCATTCTCAAGAGTCAGTGTCTTGGTATTGGAATCCCAGAAGATTACTTTTCCACTGACTTTGTTGTCATACTTCTCGGTTCTTGCCGAAGGGTTGAATGCAGTAACGGTTGAACCAACTACGAAGTTTGGAAGTTGATTGAAGATACCATCATTTGTGATTGTAACTGTGATACCGTCTAGTTCACCACCACTGGCAGACTGTGTACTGAAGTATAAAGTTTCGCCCAAAGTAAAGTTTACAGAGTTTTTAATTTTGACAAAAATGTCATTGTCACGAACTCGTAAGACTTCAGATTCTGCACCAGAAGTTACGCCAGTGACATTCTGGTTGATGACGATAGGAACAAGGTTCCCCCCAACTTCATTTCCTTGAATAGTAAATTTGTATACAGGGAATATTTGAATTTTCTGATATCTCTTGCCATATCTATCTTCCTTTCCATAAGAGTTTTCAACTCTGTTGGTAACAGTTTTTGCAGAAGCAGATCTTAAATCAACTACTGGGGAGAGATAGGATTGATCAGACTTTAATGTCATCTTGTACATTAAAGATGCATCCATGTTATTGAGACTTTCGTTGATTGGTGATGCAATCATCTTCTGGTTCAAGAAGTATTGCTCTTCATTCAGGAAAGTTGTTTCATAATCCGTCATGGAATATGAAGTGTAGTTATTAGTGTCAGAGTCAACAGGAATAACATTGGTAGTCTTGACCATGCTGTCGATGGAAGTTCCACTTACCTGTAGATATGGAATCTGTGCATAAAGTTTTTCGTACTTTCTGTTGTAGGATGCAAGAACTGCATCACCACCAAAGAATCCAGTATCTGATGCTCTAGATGGTCCAACGATATTGTAAGAGTCAATGCCTGCATTAGAAACTTGGAATAGGGTGGACTCTAGTTCGATGGCATCATATCCAGCGAAATCAGGCAGTCCTCTGAAGAATACTTTAGAATCTCCACCTTGTTCAAATCCATTGTCTCTATGATATACCTTAATGATACTGCTGTTGTTTTTGAACAGAGGAGAAGTTGCTGTGCTGTTAGCAAGAGCATATGTCTCAAGTGGATCTGATAGTAGTTTTTCGTATCCCAGATCCTCGTTCTTGATAACCAGTTCGCCATTTCTAGAAGTGTCGAATTCTGCTCTGTATAGAGTGAATTTAATATCTTCAAACAGATCTTCTTCCCAGTTAGCAGTATTTTGAGACTTGAATAGAGATCCAAGGAGAGGTTGTGCATTGACAACCAGACCAGAAGAAATATCTTCCTCTCCCAACTTGGAAGACCATAGTTTGTATTCAACAGCATCACACTCAATATTGAGTGCATACTCGGTATCATTCTGTAGATAAACAGGATACTCGAAGTTGAAACGTGTGGGTGTGGTGGATCTGATTCCACCTTCAGGATCGATTGCAACACCCATTCTTACAGCAGGTTCATCGACCTCGATTTCAGACTCGATAACAGCACCGTTATTACCAGCACCAGTTCCTCTGATAACAACAGATGGTGCTTCGGTGTATCCTCTACCAGCAAGACTTACTTCACTGAAGAATAGTTGACCACCAGATACTTTGACAGATCCAGTAGCATTGCTTCCACCAGGTAGCTGTGGACTCTCGATAGTGATGGTTGCACTCTCATATCCAGATCCCAGATTAGTAATATTCAGTTTGGATACGCGACCAGAATCTTTAGCAATCTTCAGACCTACTGTAGCATTGTTAGCATTATTGTATGCAGTAACTGTGCCGATGGTTAGATCTTCATTTGGTAAGAAGTCTCTTCCATTGTGATTACTCAAGATGAACGTATAAGTCTGCTCATTTGTTAGAGAAATCTCACCATTGCTGGAAGGGGTAACTTCAAAGTTGTTTCTATCCAAAACTTTGGTGATAGGTCCTTTAGCAAGACTTCTGTTGCCAGTGATGTCTTCATCCTTCTGAATAGTGATGTTTCCAGAAGAATATACCTTGAGGAAAGTATCTGGATAAAGGGTCTTGATAGAACCAGGAAGGATGTACTTACCAGGTTTGTCTGATTCTACGTTAGAGAGATACACTCTCAATGGAACAGTAGAACTCTTCTCGGAGAAGAACAGGTCAACGCCTGTTGCAAACATACCACCCTCAAAGCTTTCGACTTTGAAAGTCTGTGCCATTGGGTTGGGTCTTTCTTTATTCTCTGTGTTGCTATCAATCTCCTGAACACCTTCATTTGCTTTGAAGATCGCAGGGGTTGTAGAGATAATAGAAGAAGGATTCTCTGGAAGAATACCAGTTGCATAGAACTTAACTTCTGCGAAAGAACTTACTCCATCAACATCAGTGATGGGAGCATCAGACATACTAGAAGTAAATCTAATCGTCTTGATACCAGTAGTAAAGTAAATCTCTTCAGCAGTATCATCATACTGCATGGTGTCGATATTTCCAGTCCAGAAAGAATTTTCTGCTGGTGCATAACCCGATGGAATTAAGATAATGCCACTAGCATTACCATATTCATCTGTAGTAATACTAGTACCAAATGTAGTAGGAGAGTTCGCAGCAATACCAGTAAATCTTGAGTCTGGGTTGATCCATCTAGCGATGTTTCTACCTTCCATGAAGACATGCAGTTTTGTCTTGGGTTTCATACGCCTTACGACATACTTAACAGGAACAGATCTAGCATAGAACTTCAGTGCATTTGATACGTTAGTACCATTGATAGTCTTGTATCCAACACCCTTCGCAATCTCGTTGTTCTGTGGACTGACGTTAGATGAAGATGAAATGGATGCACTGCTTACAGTAGACTCTGCAGATCTTCCATTGTTTTCTGCAAAACTCTTCAGGTTGTAGAAGGTCTTGTTCACACCAACCCAGTTGATTACAAAAGAGTTGTAGATACTGGAGAATGCTACTCTTGCATCTTGCTTTGCCAAGAAGACCGAGAACAAATTAGTATTGTTTTCAGTAACCAGAGGTGCTACAAAACTGTTATACCATTGATCAATATTTGGATCTAATGCAGCATCACCAACATATTGTAGAACAACGAATGGGTTTGGATTTACTGTCTTTGTTGCAAATACATTACTTGCGTATTCAACACTCGTAAATGGCAGTGTGATCACACCATTAGAATTTGTGTAACCAGAAATAACTCTCTGATCGTCTCTTGTATTGACTTCTTTGAGTGCAAAACTGTCTTCTTTGGATTGTGGTCTCAATACAGACTGCTGTGCATCAATGGAACATAGATGATCAATAGACTTGACATTACCAACATTATGAGTTTCGTAGTTGTCTACAAGGAATCCACTCTTGGATCTATCAATACCAAGAGAATCCTTGACTTGCATGTTAAGTGCTTGCTGCTCAAGAACACTCAATGTAGTGTAATACTCAAGACGTTCAATACGCTTCTCTAGTTTACCGATGTCACGCATCGTGTAACGACGGTTGTCAACAGGAGTAATTCTTACATCCTTGCTAGACTTCGTGAAAGCAGGGATGAACATATAGTAAAGAGGAATGCCATCCTCAATGATCTCTGGTTTGCTTGGGTTCAGAGATGCATTTCCTTTCTTGACAATGAACTCACCTTTCTTATTGAGGAAGACGCCATCAATTCTGTCAAGATACTGTGACTCACTGAAAGAGATGGTATAAGGAATATTTCTAGCAGAAGATGGTGTACTGGAAACAGAACCACCAGGTCCAATGAAGTTGATGTACTCCGACTGTGACAGTAGTGATGTGTCCTGATAACCAGGAATAATTGCAGTAGAATCTACTTTTGGTCTGAAGTCAATAACGTTCTTAAGACTTACATTACCATGAACGTTGGAGTTGAAATCAGGAATCTCATCTAGGACTACACCTGCTTCATGAATGTAGGAATCAACCGTGCAGAAATCACCTTGAGAATGCTCAAAGTAATCGAAAGCAACAACTAGTTGACCTGTGGGTGGATCGAATCCAGGTTTCAGAACGATTCTGGACACGTCATAGAATGTATCCCTTTGTCCATCATCAAAAGTAAATCTGTTAGTAAGATCTGTACCAACAACTAGATTACCATTGACATCAACCGTTGGTGGGGCAGAAGATGATCCTTCATAGATGTATCTAATACGGAATGCATCTGAATAGGAGAATACTTCACTGCTATCGCTATCGTAGTCCAAACCGCGAAGAGGTAGAACCTGATCACCAGGAGATTGGACGATAACTCTCTTATTCTTAATTGCTGTCTTGAGTTTTGGTCTACCCTTGGAAACTTCAATGGTAGCAGTCAACTTCAGTTTGGGGAAGTTGGTTACATTGTTACCAAAGTAATTGCCAGGGAAAGTCAGAGTGATACTACCCGAAGACAAACCAGAGGTAGCATCTGTAGTATTCAGAATGCTGACAAACTCGGGAGAAACGTAAATAACATCGCCAGTTTCTACTAGGTCAGAACCACCTTTGTCTAGGACAGTGATGAGGAAGTCTCTTTCTGTAAATTGAGTAAATCTCTGTGTACCAAAGTCTAATTGTGCAGCGAAAGTAACGTTACCACCGTTATCACTACCAGTAGTTACAAAGTCTCTTCTGATATAGTATGTGATCTTCGTGTTTTCTGTGGAAGAAACAAGACTGCCGACTTCTTTACTTCCCGTTGGGAAAATCAACGTAGAAGTAGATCCATTTAATACCTTTCCTCTCTGTCTGATGACAGTTTTAGCAGTCATCGAATCTGGTAGAGCACCATTCAAATAAACTCTAGACTTATCAGTTCCTCTAGGTTGGGTAACCTGTGAAACGGAGAACTTGTTTAATCTTCCAGTGTCATCATTAAATTGAACAATGTCTCCCTGTTGGAGAACTAAAGATGCATCGGAATTGAATCCATTACATTCGATAAATCTGTAACCTTTTGTACCAGAGAAAGTATTCTCGGTTACATCTCTCGTATCACCAAGAGAGTCATCTCCAGTTTCGATATCAGCGGAGAATTTGTTGTTAGAACCAAAAGTCGAGTACAAAGACTTGACGTTCTGTGAGTTGTAAGTAAGAACACTATCTCTGAACAGAACAGGAGCAATATTTACAGCGATAGTGCTTGAACCAAGAACCTCACAGACAGGAGGTGCAGCAAATTCTGTTTGCAATGCATCTCTGTTCTTAATTGTAACTTTGTAAACAGTACCACCATCAATGCCAACTTCTACGTCAGCACTTTCAAAGATAGTTCCATTGATATTGATTTTTGATCCTGCAGTGTAACCAGTTCCTTGACGTTGTACAACGAAGTGAGAAATAGTATTGTTCTTTGGAATACGTAATGTAGATCCTTCTTCGCTGGTGATTGTTTCACCAGGAATGAAGTTGCCATACAGAGTTTTTACATACAAACTCCTTCCCAGAGACATATATCCATTGGAAGCACCCTCTATGACCCCATAAGCGCCGCTTTGGGCACCTATGATGTATTTGCCAGGAGAGAAGTCAGGAGTGACTGGAGAGTCTACTAGGAGTCTTGTGAAGAAGACAGGGTTGAAGTATGAAAGGTTGAAGTTGCCGCTGTAAGTATCTCTACCATCAGCAAGTTTTCCACGAGAGATAACAATGTCAGTGTCTTGATTAAATCCGTCTGGTCTCTTTGTTAAAGAAAAGTCTTTAGGTTTTGCAATACCAACAACAGGAACAATGCTCTCTGTATAGTCTACAATGTATCCAATGTTATTAACTTCCTGTTGGACGTTAGCAAGACTGGTGTAAAGAAGTCTTCTTCTGATTGATACATCATCGTCATATTCAAGGAACATGTTGTCCAGTAGATCCTTTCTACCTTGAACAGTCAATTGAAGGAATTGTGCATTCAAATCACCAATTTCTGGTCTGGTGACCTTTGCAAATGACAAGCACTTAACTGTATTTGTTGTTGCAACACCACCAGTAGAAGATCTAGTCTGAACAAAGTACAAAGTTCTCAAATCTAGTTTTCCAGCACCAGGAGAATCGGAAATACTAGTGTCGTCAATAAGACCTAGATCAGCAGCTGCCTGAATCCAGATAGTCTTAATGGCATCATCTTTGTCAAATCCTTGTCCTCTTCTAGAAATAGTCTGTCTGTATTCAGCAACTTCCTCTAGATTGTTGAGACCAACAGTTCCATCATTATGTACTGCATTCAGGAAAATAGTTGGGTATGCAGTAAGATCTGCTCCCTCTGCATTCAGTGGGAGTGTGTTGTATACATTGGTTAGTGTAAATGTCGAAAGTCCATTAGACTTGATCGATACATTATCTCTAGATAGGGTTTCTCTTGCCTTATCAACTTCTAGATACTTGGTTTCTTTGTTTACAATCTCGAAACCACGGACATATGCTCTACCAGCACCAACGGTAGCAACTAGTTTATCCGCAGCATCAGCTGCAGAAATGCCATTGGGTCCTACAGTGCCATCACGACCAGCGGTGTATAGACCAAAGTTTCCATCTCTCTGATAGAACTCTCTAATGTCAACGTCAAAACTATCTACTACGTAGTCTCCAGACTCATCGTAGGTTCTTCGTGCAAGAGTATTCTCAAGCGTATTATATGCTGCTTGCTTGACTTGCTTCTGGATAACTCCATTCTTGATAGACAGGAGTTGAATAAAATTCTTATCAGGAGTCTCTTCAAATTGATACTTGACTAGAGATAGTGAAATCTGTAATCTATGTGCTCCAGGTGCAGCATAGTTAGAAGATCCAAACGCATTGTCATACAAAGAGGGTTCATCCTCTGGTGTGACTAGAGTTTCATCAATTTTGAATCCAACTTTTACAGAAGGATTGTCACTGTAACCATCAACAACGATTAGACCAGAATCATTTCTTACAAAGAAACCATTGACAAAATATACACCTTCTTCTACTTGAACAGCAGAACCAAATCCCATTGCACCACTGTCTACAAATGTAGTCTCACTGGTATCAGGATTTAAGACTGCAACGCTAGTAGGTAGAACGCTGCCGTCAGTGCCAACAACGAGTAGAGGGCTATTAATGCCATCGATAACTTCGAGCGTTTCTCCTTGGCGGAACCTTTCTTCATCTCCACTGTCACCTGCCGTCAAATATTTTACATATAGTGTATCAGAGTTATTCTCTGTTGCTTTTACAACAGTCTGAACAATCGCAATGACACCAGAAGATAGTCCGTTGATCTTTTGACCAATCAGACCATCGATGTCATACTTTTGATATACCAATTCGCCGTCTACGTTGACAGCAACTTCAGAAACAGACGATAGTTTTACAAAGTCAAGTTTTTTGTTGAGACCGACCTCTCCAGGGACAACTAGGTCGCCCTGTTTGAAAGCATATTTGCCATAGCTTTCGATTTGATTCTGTAGGATAGATTGCGTAGTATTAAGTTCCCTGCCCTGTACAGGGTAACCAGGGCGGTATAATACTTTATAGAAATCTTTCCTAGAATCGTAGTCGTCAAAATATGGGGCGGCTTTAAGATTAGTCTTCTGTGGCATTGTATTAAACTACCGTCTTGTTTTCGTTTATAATCAGAATTCGATGACTAACTTGATATCCTCAATCTGGTCAGCTGCTCTAGTGATTAGTCTTCTGTTCTCTATGTATATGAGATCGCCCGTGTTCGCTTCGATCTCGGGGTCTGATAGACCATCGGTGAATACGGAACCAATTAGTTCTGTACCATCTGCCAATGCAACATCAACAGTACCTTGAGAAGCAGAATCTACACCTACAATTGCGTTAGCAGCATCAGATGCAAATGCTCTCACAATGTAGTTAGCATCCATATGATACTCGGAACTTTGCATGTACTTCAGAACGCCGCTACCAGGGGTTCCTGGCGTTGGAGTGGGAGATCCAGCATCTAGGGTCCAAGAGACTACGGTGCCCTTTGCAGTGCCTCCTGCAACAGTCTGGGTGATCATCTCATCAGGGGTGAAGTCTCCAGTTGCTCCAGTGATCTTGACTGCCTTCAATCCAGAAAGAGTGTCCGAAGTAGAGAAGGTAGTAGTACCGTAATCATATGGGTCCTTGATGATGCCGATACGACGGAAGTCGTTATCGACGGGGAAGTCGCCAGCACTTTCAACGAAAGTGAGACGAATGTTTGCCATAACGCGCTTTGCGTTGAATTCTGTCTCGAAGTCAGAACCGTGACCACCTTGGGGAGGAATGATTACTTCTAGTGAAGGAGCAGATGTTGCTGCAACTGCTTGGGATACTGTGAGAGCATTATCGGAGAATAGACCAATTGCTTCAGTGCTTCCAGCAGTTCCAGAAGGAATACCAGTTGTAACAGGAATAGATGCATAGGTGTAACCAGAACCTACCGTTTCCATTTCGATTTGGTCGATAGCACCACCAGCAACTACTAGTTTAGCAACAGCGCCAGTGCCGTCTCCTAGTACAGGAGCATAGAAAGTGCCGTTGGTAAGACCAGTGCCAGCATCTTTAATTAGAGCAATGTTGAGACTGCCTGCAACAGCAGCGGTTTCGGTTGCAACTCTGCTTGTTTCTCCTACTGCCGCAAGAGGCATAAAGTCGGAGGAGAGGAATGCTAGTACATCATCAGTAGGCATGGTGTACATGTACTTCCAGACATAAGAACCGTCAGGAGCAGTAAAGATGCCATTAGCATATGTACCAAGACCCGAAGAAGGGTTGGTTTTGGGTTCGTGAACTACGTTAACGCCAGATGGGTTAGCAACAGTCTCACCGTTGTAAAGGCACTTGAATACCTCATAACCCTGGTTCATTACATAGAACTTTGCTCCAGAGATGGAAGATCCACCAAGAGCAGTTCCAACACCGACCTGACCACCACCAGCAGGGGTAGCAGAGTAGTTGGGTTTCCACATGTCGAACTTTGGATTGTTCGCTGTGTCCCAGTTGTATCTTCTTACAACAGATCTTGCATAGGAAGAAGTGATTCTCTTCGCTGCAATGATGTCACTATAAACGCTGAATTTCTCGGTTAGGTTATCAAGAGGTACAGGAGGAACGTTCTCTGTAGAATATCTGTAGACACCCGTGGTTGCTTGGACACCCGTATCCGCCGAACCGTCGTATTCTTTTAACAGAGATCCTAGAGCAGGAGCACTAGTTGGAAGTGGTCCTACCAAGTTAAGTAGAAGACTTTCAGGAAGAACCTTTGCGATTGTTGCCTTGAACGTAGCGCCTGCGTAGTTGGCACCAACATATACTTCATTACCTACGGCGAACGAACCACCGTCTGTAGAGTATACTTCTAAAAATGAATCCCATGCTTGGGGTCTGCCGACAAAGAAGTACATACGACTTCGATCGACACCAGTATCGCTAGAACCTTCAGTAAGAGACTCTAGGAACTGCTTCGCATTAAAAATTCTGAACTTTTCCGAGATAATAGCAGCCATTGAAATAAGAGATACGGGTTGGATTTCTGTGTTATTTATATTTATACGGTGTTTTTAGAGAGTTGTCTCTAGACCGATAGTCCTGATGAATGTACCTGCAGTATGTGCTTCTGCAGTGGTGCCATCGACACCCCTTGTAACACCAGCAAAACGATCAGCTGACTTGCTAGTATATGTTACAAGTTCTTTACCCAATAAGAGTTTTCCAGAGTCAGGGAATCTAGATGTGTCGGGAACATAAAGAACAATTGACACATCAGTTGCAGGAGCATCCAAGAAACTGACATGCTCTTGTAGAGATGGAACACCTGGGTTGAATAGCGTTCCATTTGTCGTCAATGAAGAGGCATTGATTGCCATATTTTCCATCCAGGTATCAACTCCTTCGCTGATACCATTGAATTGTGTATAAGTCAACTCAAGTTGCTCAAGGGTGATACCAGATACATTTGCGTATCCAACATCTAGATATAGATAATCGAGGAAAGATGCTACTGTAGTTCCCAACTTACCTTGAGAGTAGTATTCGGGGTTAGCAACAGGGTTCTCATCCAATGCAACAACACCAGAACTAAAGTATCTGGTTTTAATTGCTCTGAATGACTCAAAAGCAACATCCATATTCTCTGGGAAGATTCTCGTAAATGCAGGTTGTGATACCGCAGCAGGAGATTCTGTAGCAACAACATACTGAATTTGAGTGAGGATATTCTGTTCAGATACTTCACCCATTCCAATTGCTGGACCAATAAATTGAATAATTCTAGTAACTTCAGCGCCAAAAGAAACTGGATCCAATACCTTGACAACGCCAACAGATTCAATGATGTTCTTGTAGTAGAGAGGAATGACAGTCGATACTGCAGTGATAGTGGCAACTAGATTCTGACCTCCACCACCAGTGGTATATCTGGTCATGAAGAACTCTGGATGGTTATTCTCACGAAGGATTGAATAACCTCTGGAGATTACGACTTTAGGTGCCTTGGTATAACCAGATCCAGGATCTACGATCTCAATATCAATGATTTGTCCACCATATACAATCACTCTTGCTTTAGCACCACCACCTTCACCATTGACAGGAACAAAGTTTAGGACTGGTGGGGTGTTGTAATTATATGCAGTGGGATTAACAAGAATACCATTATTGAAATAGTATGAGAGATCTCTACGATTCCAATCAAGGGAAGTTACTTTACCAGCATCAACATTAGCAATTACAGACAGACCTTCTCCAAATTTTTCTTTGTCATAACCACTTGCAGCAATTTTTGTGAAGAAGTTATTGGAGATTTGTTCTCCATCACGATAATCAGTTGGTCTAGCAAATAGTGGTGAACTGATAATACTTCTGTATGATTTTTCACCATCAATTTGGATCTTATCACCAACACGAAGGTTTGGATGTTGCTTCAGAATCTCACCTCTGTAGTCATAACTATCAAAGGCATCACCTGTAGGTAAGTAAGGAATATAGTTTGCCTCTAGTCTATTGAGGATTCTATCGCCATCTTCATTAGTTACATATGTAATGGTGAAACTATCTGGATTCAGTGTAAGAGGAGTTCCATCATTTCTATCGAAGATGATTGGTTCTGATGCAGAGGATGAGATATTCTGCGAACGGAGCTCAATAACAAACTTGTTACCAGAACCTAGAGAAACCGAGATAAGATCTCCCCATACATTATTGCCCTGCTTGACAATAGTAGTATCAGTGGTGTTTTGTGTACGCCAGGTTGTTAGGGAATCATAACCACTAGCAAGGTCTATTTCAACCTTTGCTCGGTTGTAGTAAACATCAGGTTCATGATTAAACAGAGTAACTGTTGGGATTGCATCCTTTCCATATAAACGAATGATGTCAACTCTTGCAGATGCATAAGTACCATCTGCTTGTTCTGCATAAGGAACTGCTTGATTGAATCTAATCAAAGATCCAGCAATTTTATAAGATAGTTCCCTATTCTGCAATACACCATCGACATAAACATATAAGTTTTTGTCGTCAACAGAATTGATTACATTATTATTGCTATCGTAAATGAGGTATTGATTATATTGGTTGTATGGTACTACTCTTTCGTCAATTCCAAGTCTTTCGTATAGACCCACACCAAATCCATAGAAATATGTTTCATTCTGTAGTTCTTGTGGAAAAGCATCAGCATCGTATAAGTCTTTGTAGTTTTTGGGTGCTTTAGCAAAAGCGATACGATCTGCTTTGTTTGCGCTTGAAAATCGTCTGATTTCATACGAACCTTGCTGTAATACTCCATCAAGATAGATAAACAAATCTTCTTTATCAGATGTCTTTACAAGACTACCATCTTCCCATTTAAGATCGAAGATTCTAGTTCTACCATCAAAAGAATCTGCAATGTTTTGCAGTCTCTTGAGATAACGAGAATTGTCGGTGTCTTCTCTAAACCTAAAGGATCTGATGTACTCTTTCTGTGCTGGGACTTCCTGATCTTCGTTGATTCTGATACCTAGAGGTGGTTCGTAGAAATTGAGTTGGTTGCCAGTCACCTTGAAAGAATAACCAGGTCGCTGTGCAACACCATCAATAGTCATGAGCAGTTCTTGCTCATTATATGGAGTGTATGCAGTGCCTGTTGCTTTATCAATGATAGTGAACTGGGTATTACCAATCTTCAGACCTGTTTGAGGATCGTATCTACCATCAAAGGCAGGAGTGAGTTCTAACTCTCTAGTTCTGAATAGAGTCTCGTCAAACTCATCAACAGATACAGAACCAGCACCTCTCGAAACTCTAGAGTCTTTTACCTTGAATATACTAGTAGTAATAGATCTCTTGGTAGAAACAGTAGATAGACTTACAGGGGGACCTGTAATAATCACCGTAGTCTTTTTGACAGGTTGATTAACAGGCATGATCGCAGGTGCCTGTGTTTCCAGGTACACCTCACCAAATGCCTTGAATCCTGCAGGGTGTGTAGTATCTTTGATGATATTACGCCACTGCTTGATTGGAGTTCTAGATCTAATTACATACGAGTAATCTTGATAGAAATCTGAATCATGGATTCTCTGATTTCCAGAACTGATCTTTCCTCTATCAGACTTGAATACGCCAAGAGTCTTGTCTCTAGTTACGATAACAGGAGAGAATATAGACTTCCTGATGCTATCAATGATAGCAGTACCTTTATTCTTACTCTTCCCAACAATCTGTTTGCCAGCTTCAAATACACCTACAATTTCTTGTAGTCTCATTATATTTGAACCTTTCTTCCATCCGTCAGGTGCTACTCTACCTTGAGCAGTAACAGTTTGTCCAGAACGCTGTTCAATGATCTCACCCGCTTTAAACGCATCCAATTCAAAATCTTTCAAGATAAAGATGGATGGTGTCGAGTATTCAGAAATAATTGTGTTGTCTGTATGGAATCCAGATCCATACTTAACAAAATTGACATTTTGTGGAACACCAATATTTTCTGATTCAAAGAACAATTTGTTATCAGTTTCAATGACTTCTACTAATGGAGTTTCTGTATATGTACCTCCATTGATAATTCTGATCTGTTTGACAACACCGAGCTCAATATCAATTTCTGTCTGTAATCCAGATCCATTACCACTCGCAACCACTAATTCTGGTTTAGAATACTTCTGACCAGGATTATCAATAGTAATTGCTTCAATTGCATTAGTAGAGGCATTTCTAACTGCCGTTACTTGTGCCTTACATGAATCAGCAGGCACAACGCCTTTGATAACTGGCATTTGGGTATATCCAGAACCCAGGTTATCTAGTTTGACAGATGCAATTTTTCCAACAGATCTTCCTGTATAGTTAATATCTCCAGATCCATCATATTGTGGGATGTTTCCGATTTCATACACAACTTTGGTGTCTGATGTGTATGTAACTCTCTTTCTACCAGAAAGAGGATCATCGATGACTCTCAAGAAAGATCCTTCTGTGTCTGTGGAAGAATTAGTGAGGAAGTAATAGTAACTAGTGAAGTTTACATCTTTACGTGTCTTTTCACCGATGTCTGCACCATAACCAAGTCTGATTCTGACATATGCACCAGGATTACCAGGTTCAGTCAGACCGACTTCTTTCTCTTCTGTAAAGACATTGAAGTTTGGACTTGTAGAAATATCCAGGTATGAATTCAGCATCGAAGGATGACTGACATCGAACTTATAGAAGTAATACTTCTGAATGTCTACAACAGGATTAGTTATAAAGTTGTTGTTATCTAGAGAGAAGAGAAGTTTCTCTTTGATAGGATAAGTATTAGAAATAGACACCACTTTAGATGGTGTGCTCTGGTCTTCAATAGAAGACACAGTTGTTAGAGGAATTGTAGATGTTGCGTTGTAATCCCAGTTGACAATTAGTCTCTTGGTAGTCTTATTGTAAGACACAACAACAGGATCATTAGCAGTATTGCCGCCAAGTCTAGATCCAGGTGTAAAGTTGTAAGATGGATTGAAAGACGTTATATCCTTTCCATCACCATGATCTGACTTACTGGTGCCTTCCTGTGCTCTCAACACAGTCATCTTCTTATTAGCGTTGTCAACTGTGACAACCTTGATAACTTCAGATCCGATAGACAGTAAATCATTTACTGCAATACCGAAAGTGTTAGTTACATTGAGATCTGTTCTGTCAACACCAAATCCAGCAGAATCTACATTGATTAGAGGAGTGGATGATCCTGGGGAAGGATACACAGTAATGGTTCCAACCATTTCTGGGTGGGCAATACAGATATAGTAGTATGTACCAGCAAATTGTGGTGTGAATGTAATTGGGACAGATTGATCGGTAGAAGATCCAGTAGCAATATCATAATCCTCAATCTTCAATGCATATCCATCAAGTGCCAGCGTTGTGCTGTAATCAGACACCACATAGATGGTATGACCACCCATGTTGGGAATAGTGAGTGTGCTGCCAACACGAAGGTTGTAGGTGGGGTTTTCTTCGTTGGTAGTTAGATCTTTGAATATGTACTGTGGTAACAGTGAACCAGGAGGATAGAAGGTATCTACAGCAGTAATTACATATCCACCAATTGTATCGGAAGTTGTGATTTCATCTCCCTCTTCATCAACAATAAAATACTGAATACTAAAATTATTTGGATCTGTGCCCTGATAAATGAAGTTTACGTTACCACCGTCATTTACACCAAAAGCAGCTGCCACATATTCATTGGCAATGAAATTATCGTAGTCAGCTTCTGCAACGAAGAATCTCTTCGATAGATTTGCTTCTACTTGCGATTGGTTGGTATACACCATACCAAGATTAGGACTCTGATCCAAATCAGCAGGATCTACTCTAGGGATAGCAGTTGGTTCTAAAGTTAAGATATCATCTCTACGATAGTTAGAACCTGGATCGGTAACAGTAATGCTTTCGATATTGCCACTACCATCAAAATTACCAGTACCAACAACTACAGTCGCTTTTGCCTGAACAATATCATCTCTGTTCTTTGCAGAATTTGCAAATACCAGGGGTACATCATTATATGTGTTTGAATAGTAGTCTTTACCCAAACCGATGACAGTAGATGCTCCGATACCACTATCGTCTACTTTGGCACTATATTGTAGATCAATTAGATCTAGTTCTTGGAATTTCTTCTTCGTGACATAGTAAGTAGTCTCTGTAGTTGCTTCATCAGGATCTACAATAATATCGATGATATCTCCACCACCAAAGTCATGTGCTTCAGTAGTTTCTAGAATAGCAATATTCTCTTCAATATCAGTGACTCTGATATTTCTACTTAACTCATTAATAATGACAATTTCTGTTCCAGCAGTGTTACCTAGGTCACTACTCTTCAAGATTACTTCGCCTTCTTCATAATTTAGATAGTCATCAAAACTACCAGTCAATACTTTTAGTCTAACAGCATTCTGTTCGACTGTTCCTGCTAAAATCTGACCAGTAGCAATTTCTGTGGTGGGATCGTCAAAAAGTACAAGAGCAAGTGTTTCACCTTGAGTGTATGTACTATTTTTAGACAAGAGTATGTTAATTACTCTAGTAGAAGAATTGATGTCATATCCTGGTTCAAAAGTACCACTGATGTTTCTCAACACCATGGTGTTCTCTTCACTCACATCTCGGATGAGTTCGCCAGTAGCATTAGTTCCCTGTTGAGTGATTGTATCGCCAGTAAAACCAAAGAAGGTTTGTAGTGTGGAGATTTGCGCTGCTTTTAGTTCTTTTGATTCAATACCAGTGACATATTTACCAAATGTGGATGCAACGATACCAGAAGCACCACTACCACCAGTTCCAGAGTCATCAACATAAATTCTACATCCAACTTGGAAATTGGGTTGCGAATCTTCAATCTTCACTGAAGATACAAATCCAGAACTGACAGAATCTACAAATGCAATTTCATCAGCACCATTCTTCAATGTGCCAGGGACAAACAACCTTCTAGAGTTAGAAGGAATGGATTTCTGTGTGATCTTACTTTCGTAGTTAGATCTAACAGGCAGAGAATAGAAATTGTCTCCAAGGATATATGGATATACAGGTTTGTTCGTAGCATCCATCGAAATGAAGTATGCATACGTTCCCTGTGGGAATTCTGGTGTTACACAGAATCTACCATTATTGATATCAAGACGAGTCTTACCAGTATCAACTGTAGCAACCCACTCGTAGTCATCAACAAATGTGCCCATCTCGTATGGAGCATCGACGGGACCATCAGTTCTTGTATTCTTGAGTTCGTACCCACTGTTCATTCTCGCAATGGAAGATGAACTGTCTAGAGGGTCAGAGAATGCATATGGACCATAAATTGGATTTCCATCATAAGCATACCCGAGAATTGGTGAGTGAGTGAGAGTTGCTGTCTCCTGAAGAGTGACTGGATTGATGTTATCCTGTAACTTTACACGCAGTCTTTTGGGGTTTGCAGCAACACCATAATAATATTCATTTTCAATTGCATCCTTTACTGCTAGTCCGTTGTTATCATCTAAAACGAGCTCATTTTCAAAGTACCTATTTCGCACCCAACGATAAATTTTTGCAGTCGCTGCAGCTGGGTTGTTCTGACCTTCGGAGAACAGTTCGACTCTTACATTTTCTTGTGTATAGAATTTACCACCAGAGACTTTTTCAAATTCGGTGATTTTTCCTAACGTGTTGATCTTTGCACGATATTCTGCAAACCTACCTTTACCTGCTAGGTCACTGATTAAGATGAGAGGAGGGGCAGAATAATACTCACCACTGTTAATAACTCTGATGCTAGTAATTTCTCCAGAAGTCACAACCGCTTCTGCTGCACCATATCTACCAGCAGTGATCTCGATCAGTGGATCTGCTGTATAATTTTTATTTTTGATCGTTGTGATTGCATTAACAGTATCACCTGCCAAAGAAGACAGAGCAATCGTTGAATCACCGTTCACCAGAACATAAGGAGGTTTGGTGTATCCAGAACCACGATTCGTAAGGTTGTAAGTCTGAATATCACCATAAGCAATATTATTCTCACTCTTGAAACTAAAAGCAATAGAACCATCAACAAAGATGCCAATATCTCTTGTTGGGGTTTTATATACTTCTGGTGTTGTACTAGACTGCTTTGGAATTAATTTAAGCAGTTGAGGATCAACCAAAGGTGTAGGTTGAGTAGCACCTGTCAAAATCCTTGTAGAAGGATATGAAGATGTTGAGATGTAGAAATACTGACTATCTTCGTATATTGCACCTACATCAGCAACATAATTTGACAACCCTTGACCAACACCAGGATTCAGTGGAACTGAAGGTGTTAATGAACCAGGGTTCATCTGCCAACGAATTCTGTTAGCAGTTTGATCATAGATTACAGGATTCTTGGTTTCAAATCCTGGTTTGGAGATTTGTACCTTATCTCCAACTTTAGAATATGGTTCAGCAACATCAACATTTAAATTTGTTAGTGTTCCATAGACAAGTAACTTGACATCACCTTGATCAGTAGATGCAGTGACATTAGAATAACCTACTACAAGGTCACCTACATCGTGAGTTCTTGTGACATTACCACGCTCTCTAATAATAAACTGTCTAGAACCCTTTCCTTCGTATCGGATGACTTCATTATTAATTTGAACGTATCCATTCTGTGTATTCCAACCTAATGTGGAGTCTACAGTGACTCTACTACCAGCACCTTGACTAGGCGTGAGAACCCTGTCCAGCACTGTCTTTTCAGGGATTGTAAATTCACCATTTACGGTACTTGGGTTAATGATCAGGTTGAACAACCCATAATCACCAACTTTACCAATGCCAATGACATTCTCAATACCTACAGATGCATATGAAGCATTTGGAGAGTTCTTGTCAGACTGCTGAACAATAGTTTGTCCAATCAACCAGTCGGCATCACCTTGTAGAACAATGACTTGTAGTGCAAATGAAGCATCCCAGTTGGATTCTGATACTTTTACAGTAAAGTCTTTTGGATAGTATGTTGTGGGGATATCATCAGCACTCTTCGAGACGATAGAGTTGAAGATAAACCTAATTGACTTGTCAGTTCCTTTGACTTTGTAAAAGTCAGCGATGTTCTTGATTAACTGACGTTTGTCGATATCTCCTTTGAGATATACTTCTGGCACATCAACCAGATATTCTCTCTCAAACGCCTTCACAAGAGCGTACAGGAAGAGGTGACTTAAATTATGTACTACCGAACTGGTAGCGTGAAACTTTGCGTCAGAGGACGTGTATTGGGACTTTTCGTAGAGATCCCCTAGTTGGGTGGTTCCACTGACTCCTCTGGAGACTCCCAAAAACTCTGTATCTGTTCTGGAAGCATAAAAACAAATTTCATCACCAATTTTGACATATCCATTCTTTCTGGGGAATGAAGATGCATCAGCAACCGCAATGGTGGTATCTGTAACAGAAATGCCAGCAGTTGTGGTAGTTTGTTCTGTTAGTAGATTTTTTTCGTAAAAATCGATATCACGGTATGATGTGATGTTCGATATAATATCTAAAGACTGACCAGTAGATTCTAGTTGCTCATAGTATGCTTCGATGACTGCCGCGACATTTCCATATTCAGAAACGATAAACGCAGGAAGCTGTGTCTCAATTAGCGATGAAATTTTATTACTCATCTACTTACTCTGGGTATACCGCGAACTTACTATTAGCAACATCTACATCCAAGTACATATGTCTAGATGCATCGATATCGTTATTACGAGGAACGACACGAACTGAAATTCTGTTGTCGAAGAAAGTACCTTCTATAATAGTCACGTCATACAACTTGATTTCACCCTCGTCGTAATCAACATCGCCAATATAGTCCTTCAATACTATCTTTTCGCCAGTTCCAGGATCTAGTCTATATAGGATCATTTTGCCGAAGCGATCTTCCATATAGACATCAGTAACAGGATATTCACTGACTCTAAATGCTGTACTCTGAATTACAGGACCATCTTCAGGGCAATTGCTCTTAAATGCGTTCTGGAAGCAAAGTTCATAGAAAGAAGTGCTGTTGATAAGAGGATAGAAATCCTTTCTCATCATTACGGTTGTAGTGTTAGATGTGATCGATCTATCAGAAGAATCGATGACTCCAATGTACTTACTATATCTAAACTTACCGTTGAATTTCTCGGTGCTTGATGCTTTGGTGTACTGTTCAACACCAGAATAGACTTTAGTTCTGATGTCTTCTGGATATTGATTAGTAATCCTTGTATTGAACTGAACTCTACTGTCTAACTCCAAATATAGAATAGATGGGTCCTTGATTTCAGGAGTTACCGAAGCAACAGCATAATCTTTCAAACCAGCGATAATTTGTTGCTTGGTGGTTGTGGATAAGTTCGCACCACTCTCTGGTTTGATGACAATCTTGACTTTACCAAATTCAGGGTATCTCTCCTCTTCACCACCGTATGTAATGATGTCAGAGATCGCTGGGTAGATCTTTCTTACAATAGCAGCGTAATCACTCGCAGTTACCGCTCTATTCTGTGTAGCATATAATTTCGGTGCATTGAACTTAATCTTGTCAATGCTCTCGATGTCAGCACCGCCGTTTGCATTATCAACAACTGTGATGTTTCTTACTTCAGTTCCAAACGCAGTTCCGTTGACATCCTCTAAAACACCAGCAAATACAAATAATGACGCACCATTTGCTTCAGCGCCATTAGAAATAAGATATGATGCCTCAACATAGTTGTTGTGCTCTAGTTTTTGACCAATAACACCGTCACCAAAGAACAACTCATATCTCTCGTCAGCAGATTCATCTACGTAGAAAATGCCGTCAGTGTCTTTGATGTCAATGATATTATCAATCATAGTGAAGTAAGCGAACTCACTAGACTGTTCTGTGGGATATACTTTGACTCTAATGGTGCTAGTATCCGCTTTTCCGTTAGACAGTACGTACTTCTGTGATTTAACGAAGTTACTTGTGGTAAAGTTGTCCTCAACAACAGAACCTTCGTACAACTCTACGTTAGTGAAAAACGCTTGACCATTAACAACACCCGCCTTGTAGTCATCTAATACTACAAAGCGGTATAGTTTATCATTATAAGTGGTGACAAATCCCGTACCCTTCTTCAATACAATGATTGCAGGTGCGGATCCTGGAAAATTTACTTGGAAATTAACCATTGCCTTTGCAGCAACTACGGACTTTGGTTTATATCCTAGTTGCTTTGCCAGAGAAATTACGTTGTCACGAAGAGTGGCAGACTCCAAGAACAACTCGTTTACCACCATGTTCGTGTTGAACGCGGTGTAATACGTGTTATACGCTAATACATCGAGGAATGTGCTCCAGACAGAACCCTCGAAATCATAATCAGTAAAATCAGACTGTGCTCTCAAGTATTCTTTGAGAGTGGTCTTAATATTTTCAAAGTCTAAATTATTTACTTGAATATGCTTCATCGGGTTCTCTGGAGGAGGAAGTTGATTGATTGATCGGGAGTGTCCTGACGACCAATAATAGTAAACTCTAGGTTTGCTTCAAATGCATTATTGTCAAAGTCTGGTAAGACCTCAACTTCTTGCAACCTTATTCTAGGTTCGTATTTTGATAAAGTACGTTTGATCTCATCAGCAATGAGACCTGCAATAGCAAAATCAAGTTGTTCAAACAACAAGTCGCGAATACCCGAACCGATTTCACTATCAAACAATCGTTCTCCAGGTGATGTCAATAACAAATTAGTAATTGACTGCTTAATAGACGCCTCATCTTTAGTCACCTGCAAATCCCCTGTAATAGGATGTGGATTGAAGGTGACCTTTAAATCTTTAAAAGACTGTTGATTAGGCACAATAACACAATTTATTGTTTATTTATGGTCCTTTTTCTGATCTTCTTTCTCTTTCTTCTTTAGATACCTATCAGAGTCAATCTGGGTGATCAGGGTCATTCCAGACTTGATAAAATCTTTGCTCTTGTCGGTTGGTGAATTACCCATTTTGTTTCTCCTTTGGTGTTTGCCAGAAATAGTCGTCGGTGTCTCCAAGGCGTCCCCAGTCAATTCCTGCCTCTACTTGGTATTCTATGGTGGATACCTTAAAGTCAGGGAATTGAGGGTCCTGGGGCGTTATAGAGAGGTCATACAGTCGCATTCTGTTATTAGGATATAGTGCATACTGACCGTTAGTTAAAGCGATACAATTATGCGACTTGTGCTCTTGTGGCACCTCACTTACATTATTATCTATAACATCGATGTTTGCATGATAGTTATCAAGTGTAAACAAGTATTGACCTTTCATCAATCCATGGTCTCTTGTAAAGACTTCACAGTCCATAGATGCCACAAATCCTTTGCTCATACATGCAACACCATAATCCATACAATTCCAAAATTGTAGATTCTCCAGACTCATATCAACATCTGGTGTCTTGGGTGATCTTACGAATGCACTGATCGGAAGTTTATCATACATTGCCCCATAGGTAGGCAAGTACGTCTCAAAGTAAAAAGCACGTCCAGGTATGCTTTTAGCACATACCCAGACGCCCTCTACAAACTCCCCATGTCCATCCTGGTGGTCTCGTAAGTATTCTTTACGAACCCATACCTTTTCGGCAGGAAGATTGCAAATTAAATTCACTTACCCTGACCACGATAACGCTTCTTTGCCTTGTTACGAGATGTTGCTGCATACTTGGTATGCTGTCCACAACCCTGTCGTGATTTCTTGGGTGTTGCCTCAATAAACTGTTGACCAAGAAGAGACTTTTTAACCTTTGCCATTAATCAATGATGAACTGATCTAATTATACCACAAATTCATCAACCTGCCAACACCGTATGACTTCCTTGTGTCATCACTGCTCCAAATGATAATACATCACCAATACGCATGATTGCTTTCTTGTTACAGAAAATCGTTAACGATCCCTTTACACACTTATCAGTATGAGGTGGGTTGTTACCACATACATGCACTGATGTCACATCACCAACACGCAATGCTGCTTTCTTATTCACAAAGACGTTCAGAGACCCTGTAATCACAGGAACAGGTGGCCAACACTGATGACCACTCTCTAGATCTTTGATTCGACTCACACCGCTTCCTGCCATTAGGGATTGCCTCCAGTTGTTCCTACATTACCTTCAGTGGCAGTACGTTGCCTCTTCAGTCTATTTAACGTCCTACTCTTATGATGACGCCAATTATTGTCTACATCCACATATGCTGGGAATGTCCAAGTATATGGTGGACATGTACTCGTAACAGTAATGAGATAATGATAACGTAGTGTTTGTATCAGAGAGGGTCGGTAGGACCACATATAGTTACTATTCTGTTGAGCAAGGTCATGTCCTATAGGTCCATATAACTCTCTACCTACACTATTCTGATATGCATAGTTCCTTACACCTCCTCCAGGTATCTTTCGTGCTATCAGAGGCTCGGTCCTCATTTTTTGTGAGATAGGCTTCACCCTACCCTGACCACTGATATACGATGAACTTCTCACATTGTCCTGTGCTGTTGGCACCTCTAATCCCTTATAACTCTCAATGAAACCTGCCTCACCATCATATAACCACTTCTCCGTGTAATTACCAATGATAGGCAACGGCAGCACTAATGTGGTGACTCCAGGTGCTACACTGATGCTCCCAAGACTCACAGCATCAGAACCATCCCTCATCTCTGCAATGGTGGGTACTCCTCCTTTCAGGACAACCACACCAGGTGGATTGATACTGACACTGATACCTGTGATTAACTCGGGACTCGGCTGCGAGGGACCTGGTGTGCCTCCAGGACATACCAAGTTCGCTTGAGCAGTGACATTCACTACCCCAGCAGTCTCGTAGATATTAATCTCCTGCCCCTCTCTCCTCATGTCGGGTAACACAAAGATTCCAGGGGCAGGCAGCATCTTCCACATGCCACCCACATTCGTAAAGGATTGACCTGCAGGTATGAGTATTGCCATTACCTTTCTAATACTCGTAGTCTTTTATCTACATCATCCAAGTAATCTGTTACCTTCTCATGTGCGTCAGCACCAGGGCGTCTATACATGAGTTGTGGAGACTTTAGACGCTCGACTTCACTCTTCAGTTCCCGTATCTCCTGAAATGCTCTCTCCAGCACTTGTTCCAGGTTCAGCGATTTCTTGGAGGAGTTTGAATCGTTCATCGGATTTGTCTGCATTCTTAAAGTTCTCGGAGGCACGTTTCTCAAATTGTTCGCAAAAGTCGTCAAACTCGTTAAGGACTTCTGCTTGCTTATTCAGATATCCATCGTAGTCTTTCATGATTCAACTATGGGGGTAAAAATTTTCTGGGGGATTTTTTTGTATAGGGGGGACCCGTAATATTTATCTCGCTTGGGTAACACTTTGTAGGTTAGGAAGAAGGTACTTTTTTGGTACGGCGATCGGGGGTATCACAAAAAAGGGGCAAATCACTGCCCCTGTGTGTTACTTACTGGTTGACTGCTGATCTCACCCAGTCTGCGAAAGATTCGAGAGATTGTGTATCTAATGGGTCGCAAGTCTTGTAGATGGGATTATTACTATCACGTTGCTTGGTTTGGTTAACAACGAACGTGTCAAACTCACATTCATCTTTGAACCAATCATAGGTCTCATGCTTAACATCGAACTGACCTGTAAATACCGCTGCAGGTATACCAGGGTACACACGCCTGATCTTATCGAACTC